ATGAAATTGGCAAGTTTCAAGAAATTGAAAAGTGGCTGGAGGTATCGGTTAAAGTACACCGATCCGTTCACTCAACAACAAAAAGAGAAATCCGAGGCTGGTTTTCGAACTAAACCAGAGGCTGAACTAGCTGCTGCTGAATTTTTAAGGCAGCTAAAGCAAGGGTTTGAACAGACAGACATTCCTTTGGTCGATTACATTCGAAATTGGATAGATAACTACAAAAAAGGAGTTGTACGAAAGAATACGATCAAACAACATGAGAATAACTTAAACACCCATATCCAACCTTACTTTAAGCGTCTTATGCTTCAGGATTTGAAACCAGATATGTATCAAGTCTTTTTGGACTCTTTATTTAAAAAGGGACTCAGCAAGCGCACGATCGAGATCATCAACTCCACTGTATACTCAGCCATAGAGCATGCTTTGATTCAAGGGGAAATATTACGAAATCCATGTAAAGGTTCAATTATTAAAGGAGAGTACAAAAAGAAGACGATCCAATTCATTGATTCAGAGGACATTCCCCAATTTCTTCATACGGCTCGAGGTGATGCGTACATTTATTGGATTTTCTTCAAAGTGCTCATTGAAACGGGTTTACGAAAAGGTGAAGCTGCCGCTCTCAAGTGGTCGGATATCAATTTCAAAGAAAAGACGATCCGCGTGGATGAAACACTCGATTTTCAAGCCGCAAACGAGGATGAACTTTTCGGAGATACAAAAACCAAAAAATCTACACGCACCATTAGTATAAGTAACGGCATCATAAATGATTTGAGGTACCATGCTTCATGGCAGAATCAAAATAAGATCAATTTAGGGGAGTCCATGTACAGACACGATTTAAATCTGGTCTTGTGCAGGAATGATGGTAGTCCGATGCCTAAATCCAGTCTCTTTAATGCTTCAAAGAGGATTTTGAGAAAGGCTGGTTTGAGTGAGGAATTAACAATTCATTCCTTGAGACATACCTATGCTGTGATGATGCTTGAAGCTGGGGCTGATATAAAATTTGTACAAGAGCGGCTTGGGCATGGCAGTGTGCAAATTACATCAGATGTGTATGCTCATATTTCTAAAAAGCTAGAAAAGCGGAACATTGATAAGTATGAAGAGTACACTTCCCGTATTTTTGGATCAGAAAATCAAAAACCGGGGGACGTTTGGGGGACGCAACCTCAATAGAAGTGCAATCTTCCCAAAACGTCCCCCGGTTCATTTCTTCAAAACCCCGTAGTTACAAGGTTTTTTCAATTAGTACAACGTAATATATTGATCGCGTTCCCATTGGTGGACTTGTGTTCTATACAAAGCCAGTATCATTTTCTACGTATTTTTAAATACTTTTATATAGTATTCACTACGGTTTTCATAAAAATCATAAACTATATATTCTTTTAATTATTCCTATTTCTTCAGAATGCGCGGTCAAAATGCGGTCAATAAATAGCTTAGGAAACTTTGATCCAAAGCATTTTATTGGCCTCAATCCGCTAAGGTTATGTTCTTAATAAAATTGAGAATTTTCACTAAGTTTTTATTGGATATTTTCTTCCCATCATACTCCCACTCTTTCTCCAACATGTTCCCTACTTTCAACTCTTCTACGGTTCCTCCTTCAAGAATAAATTTGAATTTGTCAGTATCTTTTATTTGGAAAAAATCTCTCTCCGGACTTTGCATAATTATCTCTCCCACGATGTATGTGATGTGCTGTCATAGTATAGGGTTTACCTGATATTACCACCATGTTATAATGTCTCTCGAAACTAAATAGTCTTACCCCATATAAGGAGAATAAGAAGTGAGTAAAATCTCCCGGGGCAGATGTCTGCTTAAAGTTAGGATTAAGGAGGCTCGTACGACTCAAGCACAGTTATCTCGGAGAACCAGGTATACGCCACAACGTATCTCTAACTGGGCCAATAATCGTGAGCCAATGCCTTACGAAGCCGCTGTTCTTATATCGAAAATCCTCGACTGCCACGCTGAGGATTTGTATATCTGGCATATCGAACCCTAACGCCTATAAGCAGGCGCCCCCCCGGGAAAAAGTATCGACGGGTAGATACTTTTTATAGTGAAAATCATCTAACAACTTCTTTCAACCCCTCCCCTCTACTTCCAAATAAAGCATAGCACATGAAAATAGTGGAATATGTCGAAGAGTGTCGTCTATCCCCTGATGCTTTCAGTATTTCGTACCTAGTATCGAAATTTCTTGACACTTTTGTTAATTCATGGTACAAAAAAACCCGATTCTCGAAGAACTCGGGTTCATTTCAGCTTGTCTTTAACAAAATCCAAGTGGATCTTGTTCTTCGCTATTTCTCGTTGAAGTCCACCGTAAAAGTGAGCCATTAGGCCGAACCTCGTTTCCTCTATCTTCTCTACTTGATCCATGTTAACTAGTAAACCACTATCTAATTGCACCAGATTCGGATAAAGCTTTTTAGATGCTTCAAACGTGCGAATATCACTGAAGGATAATTGCTTCGTATGATAGTGAGGGACAAGGTAGTTCTTTTTAGGAGAGAACATATCTATGTAACAAAGTTCCGCTAAACTATAGAAATCATACTCTCCAATTTCTTTGCCATCAACCGTTCTTGATCCAGCCACATGATGCTTTAATTCATCCATAATTCACTCTACTTTTGCTTCTTCTTTTTAAGCGCCTCCGGAACTGGTTGTGATCCGATGAACACTTTCTTGCTATCTACTTTATCGGCTGCATCTTGCTCGATTTTAAGAGATAACATTTTGGCAATTTTTTCATTCATGTACGTTTTCACCTCCTTTTATCTTGGCCGCCCATACCAACAATAATTGCGCCATAAGCACAAGTGTAATTTCTGAAGAAAGAATGTTCACGTTAGCCAGGCTGACGATCACTATCAACCAACGTGACTGTTCTCTTCTAAGTCCCATGTAAAAAAAGGATACTAGCACGCTTAATATTACCACACTAAATGTGCTCATGGGAATTACAGGTGCTATTATGAATAATGACACAGTAACTATTGTACACAGAGTCAACTTAAGGTGTAACCCACCAGTAATTTTTCTGGCAAATGCAAAGGTGCACATGGCAACAATCGACCCAATTAATTGACCTATTAACAATGAAAAAACTATTGTCAATATAACAATAGAATAAAGATTTAGTTGCCGTCCCACCTCATAAGCTATTACTTCCTCATTGGCCGGCGGATATGCACGTTTAACTGACATTGCAAACTTACGTGATACCAATTCAATCAATTTGGAGATCCCTCCGGTTTGAAAAATAATATGATATACCGAAGCTCAGCAAGGCTGCTGGAACCAACAACACAATCATGTAATTCAGCAATAACACCATAGCGAATGAAATGAAGATTAGAACACCGATAGTTGTAATCAAAAGACCCTTGTTCTTAGAGTAGTCCAATTCAATATTGAAATCGTGCGGTGGTAGAGGTACAAATGAGAATCCCCAACGGAACAGCGTCATTATCGACGAGACAATGTACGCAATACATATCGCTGTAATTTGAAGCAATTGAACTTTGTATCCATGCGTCTCAACTATAACGGCCTGCGCATTGCCACCGATAGCCATGTAACCCATAGCTAACGCTAATTGAATAGCAACATACGCGCTCATACCTGCGCTAGACATGAGAGCCGCGTAAAATAGTTTGATCTCCAGTACATAACGCATAAATAGTATAACTAGGAGCATTAACACAGCAGTATCTATCATAGGTATTCCAATTACAATCCTTATGAAATATGATGCTACTGCGGCCAGAACAGAAAAGATGATTTTTTCCCAAAATCTATCCCTTACTGGCAAACGATAAAGCCTCAACATCAGTGCCAGGACAGCAAATACATCAAATGCACCTATCAAGATATAAGCAATTACCCCCACTTGGCACCATCCTAATTAAAATAACTTTTAAAGTTATTATAAAGGACAACGTGGCAATTCCATAGCCAAATTCATACAAATGCTATACAGATGCAGATATAATTTCCGCAAGCTGAATCCATCTATATTCTTCTTCTAACATCAACTTAACTCTATGATGAGACGTATTTAGTCCAACAACTATCCCGGAAACATCCTCATCATCGAATGGGCTGAATAACACCAGATCAACTGTGCGGCTACTACTATAGGACTCCACTAAAACTTCACTGATCTGTTGTATCTCTTGATCGTCCAGATCTGGCTTACCGCGTCTCTTCTGTTGTTCACATTGAGCCAACCATGCCTCTCTATGTTCAGGCATAATCATCCTGGATGTCTCATACAACCCGTTTTCCTTCAGTCTGCTACGCATGATAAGCCCCCCTTAATATTGAGTCCAATAGTCAATGTTCCCAGACGATGGTGTGTGGTCCACCTTGGGACGTTCTCCCTCACGTTCCCAGCCTTCCAAGATCACTATGTTGGCCGTGTCAGACCTGTCTTCCCAATGTATGTATTCCGCAGCCACAAGAGCGTCCAGAGCAGCCAAGACCTCCGGCTTATGCTTACCCGTTTTAACTGTAAGTTCATGGATTGTAGGAAACCTACGCCGTCCACCTTTGTAGTTATATAAGATCCGAAGGACCTTTCGTTGATAATCCGTTAGCATGTAAATCACCTCATGAATATTATATGCGAACATACGTTCTTTAATCAACAACAAAAATACCCAGTCACACAGACTAGGTATTTTTATAGTAGCACTCATGGGAGAGAGAGTAGTAACATCTTAACCGAATTAACTTTAGTAAATCTCAAGAGGTGCTAAAGACTAAATACGACGTGATACATGTCATATTTTTACATTGTATTATATGGTATTTTTAGAAAGTAAAGTATCACGATTATCTTCATAAAACTTAGGAGGTATTTACATGAAAAAGAAACTGATCACACTCGGAGCACTTACTGCTATTGTAGCAAGTATTGCTGTTCCAGCATCATTTGCTGCTGCCCAATCCTCAGCTCAAGATTCTGTAGCTACACAAAGTATTACAATTCAGTCGACGTATAAAACTGTGATTTTTCATGATGAAAATAATAAATACGGAAAACCAGAGTTTGTTCCACCAACATACAGTTATTATCAAAACGGTTGGTATGGAGAGCTACCACTATTATCAACTACCTATTCAAACGGATTATATTACGGAAACTATAAAGGTACTGTAATGAAGGTGGAGTAATTTTTTGTAGATAATAATAAAATAGTAAGTATGTTTGACTGTATCTGTGCAGTTCATAGTGAATAAAAAGCAGTGAGGTTCCCCCTCCTGCTCTTTTTTGTGTTAAGGTTTACAAGAAATAGCGGACTTTAAACTTTGCTCCATCACCTTTAGGTGGTGCTTCTAAAATGGCATCGCCCATCTTCATCATTTCTCTCATAGCATGACAACAAGAAGGCATTCGGTTTTTGAAACCAAGTTCCTTATGTATATCCCCTGAAATAACATCCAGGTATTCGCTACCGGCCGCTCTTGCTTCACTAAACCTCTTCCTCAATTCCTCATCAATAATGCTCTTAAGATTAACCATTTACCTACCTCTCTCCGCTCTAAATTCAAACTTGTCTCTAAAGTATCGATTTCCAGCGATTTTTACGGACACATCACTGTACGCTTCCAATAACCCACCATAGTCCATAATACGTTCTCGGTCAGGTAAGACAAACCAGACTGATACGCGTGTCTGGGATAATGCTGCCACTAGGAATTCTGTGTCTGTTTGCAATACTCTATATGTATTCACTTTTTCACACCCATACAATTTAATAGAAAAATATACCTAGTTCTGATAGACTAGTCATATTGTTAATTATTACTATATCAGGAGAAAGAAGAATGAAAAAGATATTCTATAAAAATTGGCTAATCAGTATGAAGAAACTCTTCTAAACGATACAAATAATCCTTATAAACTAAAAACGAGGTGATTACCTTGGTTAAGATTGTACACTCCAAAGAGATGGAAGATTATTTAAATAACTTAGCAAGTGAAATTGAGAGTCACTATAACATACCAGACCTCAAAGGTTCTGTAGCTCAAATTAAATGGGCGAGAGATATAAGAATCAGATTTTTCAATCAGGCTTATGACAAAGATCTTACTCTGGTGAGTTTAGGTCCACTCCAAGAAAAGACTTCTGCAGCTTGGTGGATTAATAACAAAGATTTAACTTTAGAACAGATCATTGAAAAATCATTACAGCATTAAAATCACAGTTCCACAACTTACCGCCTCTATCCTTTATGGCAAACCGCTATAATTGGGTTGAGGTGTTTTTATGTTTATCAGTCCTATGTTATTAGGAACAGCACCGGGTCCCTTCTCACATTCAGAATTCATTTTTGAACCTAAAGTTGACGGTCACCGGTTGATATATTCGCTACAAGCCGGAGAAGTCCGGCTATTCACTCGTCACAACAACGACTGTACCCGTCAGTACCCGGAATTACTTCTGCCGTTTGACTCTGATGTTATCTTGGACGGCGAGGTCGCTTGCACTGATCCAGAGACAGGGCTTAACGACTTTGAAGCAGTTATGAGTAGATTCAGTACAAAGCAGACCAGCAAGATAACGCAGCTCACTCATAAACTGCCTGCCACATTTGCTATATTTGATATTCTTTTCTACCAAGGCCGGGATCTACGTAAGCTATCTCTTATGGAACGCAAGATGATCCTACACAACCTACCTCTTCCTTCCCCTAACTTTGGAGTAGTGCCCCATATAGAAGGGGCTGGAGAAGATCTATATGCTCAGATAGAGACTATGGGTATGGAAGGTGTGGTTGGCAAGCGCAAAGACAGCCAGTACGTCAGCAGACGGTCCAAGGATTGGTTGAAGGTTATTAACTGGTCCTACGCTGATGTGTTCATCACAGGATACAAGAAATCTGAGTTTGGATGGCTCGCTGCTGTTCCAGATCCGTCAGGCAAGATGCGCCCGGTAGGGATTATTGAGCATGGCCCGAGTCCAAAACATAAGCAAGCATTTCGTGGAGTTTGCCAGCAGCTGATAACAGGTGAAGACAAGAACAACGTTTACCTTGAACCTCGTATTCAGGCCAGAGTTAAAATGCGCAACTGGACCAAATCAGGCTTGCTGCGTATCCCTGTGTTTGATCAATTTATCGTGTGATTATATATTGTAAAGACAATACAGGAGGTGCTTTGTATGTGTGGTAGATTTACGATCACTGACCCCTTAGACGCGATAATGGACAGGTACTATGCATCTATAGCTGATGGCTTTGACTACAAGCCTAATTACAATGCAGCGCCCATGCAGTACATTCCTACAATTATTGGCAGCAAAGACGGTAATCGATTGGGTGCGCTCCGATGGGGACTCGTTCCTTCATGGGCCAAGGATGACAAGATCGGTAACAAGATGATTAATGCCCGTGCTGAGACGTTAACCGAGAAGACTTCCTTCAAACGTCTAATCAGCTCCAAACGCTGCATCATCCCCACGAACGGATTTTATGAGTGGCGTAAGGAAGGAACGGAAAAGCAACCAATGCGTATTCTGATGAAAGATGACAGCTTATTCTCTCTTGCCGGCTTGTATGATACTTGGACAGATCCGGACGGTAACAAACTGAGTACTTGCACCATTATCACCACTGAACCAAATAGTCTTATGGAAAACATTCATAATCGTATGCCGGTTATCTTAAGACCCGAGGATGAGTTGGAATGGCTTGGGAGAGATAATGACAATGTTCAGTCTTTGCTTGGCCTTTTGAAGCCATATCAAGCGTCTGAGATGCGAGCTTACGAGGTACAAAAGGAAGTCGGTAATGTGCGGAATAACAATGAAGAATTGATTTATGAGATAAGTTAAGCAAAAAGAGCGGTGAGGTTGGACCCTACTGCTCTTTTTGCTTAACTTGCTTGCGATTTAAGGATAACTCGTAACGATTAAAGTTGTATATTAAAACTATTTAAAATGATTACGATTGGATTTCATCTGTTAGGGGGGTAGCATAGAGACTGCCCTCTTTTAAATTACTTTTACTTTTTCCCATTCTTTCGCTAGAGTATTAAATTCTTTTCTTTCGAATTCGTCTAACTTAAATATATTTATAATTGACTGAATCAGTAGTAGCATTATCATAATTAAATGTTTTCTAGTTGCTTTATCAAGATGTTCATCGTAGGTCATTTTGTTGAACACAAATGATCCATTTAATGTGCTTCCGTAATTGGATAGTGTAGTGGGATCATAGTGGATATAACTGCTTAGGACAGAATAAATTTCGATATAGAAGTCATATCTTCCAACAGCCTGGGCTAACTTATAAAATTTTAATAGGTTATCAGGAACCGCTGGTTTTTGCTTTCTTGAATAATGCTCTTGTACATAACCTTCGTAGTCAGGATGCAAACCACCCAGTCTATCATCTCCCCATTTTTTAAGGTAGTATCCCATCTTCCACCTGTTTAATTTACCTAAGTTTTCATACTCATTATAGATTGATTCACTCTTTATATTTTTTTCTATGTATGCAATGTGTAGATAGGTCTCGCATAAAATCCGAATTAAAGGCATGGCTTCTAAATAGTTACATTCCATTGGCGATTTTAATATAAAATGGCAAGTCATAAACAATCTTCTAGCCTTAGAGTATAGATGGAACACCAAACTGTCCACCTTACCATTTTCGGGTTTCTTAAACTTTTCGTTTGCCTCTAATAAATCAAAAAGTAACGTCATTTTATTTTGAAATTCATCTAATTGTTCTTGTTTCATCGGATATCCCCTATCTACATTGAAAACAAGGTCTCTCTGCTGACCTTGTTTTCAATGGACAAATTATTTTATAAGCCTAATTCGTGGAGCTTCAACTGGATATAATTCTTCAAATTCAGATTGACTTAGGAAAGTAGCTGAACTCAGATCTTTTGGAGTATAGCGTAGATCTTTCTGATGTACTTGAATAATCTCTTCCAGCATAGATGGCTTTTCGTAAGGCAAATCGAGTTCAGCAGGCTCTTTTACACGGTACCCTGATTTCCCCATTTGAGTCCATAAATAACGTGATTGTCTTTCCGTTATTTTATTTAAGTCAACCGCTCTTTTCAAAAGAGCATTCATTGACACCTTCCAGTAGGGTTTAAGTGCAGCTAATTTTTGGATATTAACTCCGCTTAAATAATGTGATATTTCCTTTCTAGGCATAAGAAACTCCGAAGAAAAACGATCAGCTTGTTCTTCGATATCCACATCTTCTGTAGGAGGTTTCCTGTGCATAATGATGTGACCTAATTCATGACATAGAGTGAATCTGATCCTATCCATTGGACGATCGAAATTTGTGAAAATTAGAGGGGGAACGCCAGGATTAGATAAACAAATGGCATCTATATTGGCACCACCGTAATCAAAAGGAATAACCACAGCTCCTGCATCCTCTAAGATATCCACCACATTGTGAATAGGACCGTTCGGAACTTTTAAAGCCGCTCGAACCGTTTGTGCTATCATCTCAATATCACCGTCATATTTCTCAGGGTCCATATGAAAAAATGCTGGATCATCCGTATCCACCGATTTGAGCAAAGTTTGAATTTCCATTCTGCGTAATTCCAATTTTGCATAAATTGTACTTAAAACTTTTTGAGGAACAGCTTGTTTTTTTCTGTGAAAAAACTCACTCAATCCCACGCCATATACCTTTTCTTCTCTTTGAAAAAAGTTGTTAGGGTAGTTTAACGCCTCAGATATTTTGTTCAGTTCATCTTGCGTTATGGAAATTAGCCCATTTTCAATTTTGGATAATTTCCCCTGCGAAAACCCGAGTTTATTAGCCAATTCACTTTGGCTAATGAATCTTGACTCCCTCGCTAAAACAACCAATTGATTGTTATAATCAACACTATTCGTTAATTGCATTCATATCACCAGCGCTAATAGATTTGTCTTTTGCCCGAACTCTTCTTTTCTTAGTTGTAGTTTCTGTGGTTGTAGGTTGCGGAAACAATACTGGTTGTATAGTTGGAATTTCACCTTCGTTGGTGACTTCCCAGTCCCATATGTTAACATTTCCATACCGACTTGTAATAAATACTCCGTCGATATTTGATTGGAGGCTGTTTAGTGTATAACCTACGTAAAGGAGTCCATTTGCAGGCATGCCGTCTAGTTCTAACTGAACCGTGTCATGTAAATCGTATGCCATCGCTTGATTAGTTGCTATACCTGATGACATCAAATTCCCATCGAACTTTTTGAAGCGAAGTATTATCTTTTCCTCGATAATCAACATGAAAAGACCGCTTCTCTCCTTAATTCTAGTCTTGGGGAGATCTTCAAATTTCATTTTTATTTGATCTTTAATATTATCATGACATATAGAAGCTGCTGTTCTAGCGCTATGCTTATGCCTAGTTAAGGCATACTCATTTCCTAAAAAATATTCCATTACAGCAATGGAAACTGCTTCTTTGATTCTAACTATATATGGTTCAAGAATTTCGATAGCATCTGCTTTTAAAAGCGCCTCCAAGCAACCCACCTCCTTATATAAGGATATTATATTTTATACTTATTCATTTGTCAAAATTCACGTAAATTATTCCGTTAAATATTCCGAATTATATTCTTGAAACAAAAAAATCCCCCTACCGTCATGAGACCGATAGGGGATTGAGCATTCATCATAGAATAATTTTCACTTTATTTTCTTTTCGATAACTAATCACAAGTTGTCTCCAAAAGTCGTAACTTCCAGTTTTATCCGACAAATAGTCCTTGTAATACTCATATGCTGATTCTGCCCATTTTGGACACTCCATGTTCTCCTTGGCTTTCTGAGCGTTGATCCACTTGGACTGAGATTCAACAGTAGCCTTCAATTCCTCGATTTGTTTCTTTTCTTCTGATGTCATTGGATTTCCATTCCCTTCTTTAATTCGCTTAAGTTTTACTTTGATAGCCGGAATAAATCCTCGCTCAGCAGCAGATCGTGTATTCCCGTCACCGAAGAATTTGGTTCCTGGACATGTCTTCCTTGATTGACCCTTTTTATAATCTCCCAGCCACGCTCCAGAAGCTGTATACCAGGCATGATATACGATATGAGATGTATCAACAGGTATGTTTAGTTTTAGTGCGAGACAAGCGTATAGGTGGACTACAGCTTGTTTCTGCGCAACAGTCATTGTGTCTCCACCTTGATCAAAGTTACCTATAATTTCTATACACAAAGCGCCTGTATTTGCTCCCTTGATTCCCGCAGGCGTTTTATTGAGATTCCGATCTAAACTGATAGCAATACGTCCATCCTCAAGTACAGTTATGTTTTGACCTGTACCAGACCATCCCTGTGACAGATGGTACGCTCTCATTCCCTCAAGACATTTCCAGACATCTTGTTTAGCTACTCCATTGACTATTTGACGAGTGGAATAGTTAGGCGCAGCAGTATGATGGACTTGAAGTTTGTCTATGCTTCTGGTGATTGTCTGTTTGTCGAGCCACCCTTTAAATTCGGATGGCTCAAGTAGCAAGAAATTCCCCTTTGAGATCATGACTGTTCTGTTCCTTTCTTCGCTTGCTTAATCACCTGGTTACCGAACACCGCAAATGCTCCAACCAATATTCCCTGGATAAGCGATTCAGGAGACCAGCCAAGCGTCCAACTTGTAATAACAATAGCGAATGCAGTCACGATGAAAACAATGGTCCAGTCCGGAATCTTCGGGATGCGCTTTATGCCAATACCAAGTACCCAGCATGCAGCCAATACAATAAATAACTTAGGATCAATAAGTGAAAATACAGTACTCCAATCCATTTTCTACACTCCTCCTGTCTTCAAAATTAGAACAATTGCTCCGATAGCTATACCAATCAGTGTTGTTGCAATAGTCCTCCACAACCAGGTTTGAGCATTCTCAATCTTATCGAGCCTGTGATGGGCTGATTTGGTGGATTGCATAGCTTCCTTTGCCAGATCCCGTGTAGCTTCCAACGTGGCAGCCATTGCCGGTACTCCTTCAAGTGTCTTTTCCATCCGGGCCAATTGAACCTGGATACCCATAAGAACTTTTGTAGTCTCTTCCACAACACTGTTCACCTCACTTATAGTTGTGTCAGTCAAATTAATCCCCCATCTCTCTGTTCAGGATAAATTTCCTGACCTATTCAACAACTTCTTGTTTATCTTTTTGTTCTTGAATCTCAATTGCTGCTAGTGCATTCCCGATCTCCAAATCTAAAGCTGTCAGAATCTCTTTTTGATTAAGTGGATGCGAGCTAAGAACAGTAGTAATCACCTGTGTCAATTCTTCAACCGGTTTATTCAAATCCATTTCAACTTGGAGTGTATGTGTCATCTTTGCCAAGACCTTTCCTCCTCTCTATACGAAAATAAGCCCCTTCCAATTAAGGAATAGGGCTTCATGTATTTATTATCTTTTATCTTTGTTACGGAGTGGCTACGTATTTATAGTCACACAAACAAAAAAAAGAGTCCGTCGATAACGAACCCTCAGAGACTTAATCTATTTAGCAGTAAGTAATGCTTCATCAATTAGTTTTAATTCTGCTTCATATTTCGCTATCTCAGCATCATATTCAGCAACTCTTTTCTCAGCTTGTTCTATAATTGATGGATCTCCTGTCTTTTTAGCCTCTTCTAATCCTTTTCCTAATTGTTCTCTACCCGCTGTAGTTGGCGTGAGAATATTATCCACTGTACTTTTCCTTAAATCTTGCAAACTTGATTTCGAATAGCCAATATACTTGTTACTTGAGGGTGAAGTATCAATGGTCGTAATACCCGAACCAGACACGTTCGATCCTTCACCTTCAGATGTAATGTTTATAGTCTTTCCGCTCACTGAAACATCAGCTCCTAATGCTTCAGACAGGGCACGCGCTGGAACGTTCGCTTTATTGTCAATGACAGCTCCCTTGTCCGATAATTTTTTGCCATCAACTACAATTGTATATTCGCCAGTTACCTTTTTGCCGACCATACTTTTAACCGCATCAGCAAATGATCCTGCTGGTGTCGAAAAAACTATGCCGATGATGAAACCACCAGCAATATACGCAACTTTGTGTGCAAACTTCTTCATGTCTATACCTCCGCAATTGGTTCTATTTTCCTATTATGATACATTACGGAGTAGATGTTGTGAAGGTTCCACCACCAGTATTTGGATTGTTTGCATTATTACCATGATTGTGATGAGCAGTAGTTACGTTATGTCTGTGGTTGTTGTAGGCCGCCTGCAAAGAATCAATCTTTGTTTGAAGAGAATTCAGCATTGTTTGAAGGCCGGATACATCTGTGATGTTTAAACCATAAACTGCTCCACTTCTTAAATAAGCCGCACCACCAAATGTAGTCGCCCCCTGTAAACGAATAGGATTACCAGTATTATTTGATCCAAGAAACAAGTTATTACTAAATATCGTGAGTTGTCCACTAGATTGATATGAATTTATCTCGCCTACTGAAGATCCGTTTGTATCTCTCCAGATAATTGCCGCAGCAGCAGCGTCATCTGTTGTTGCGATTTGAATACGTATTCGATTACCGGCATCATATGAACGGAATCCTTGAGAGTCTTGTTCTATTCTCCTACCACTTGCTGCTGTACGAATTAAAGCACCGGTAATTGTACCGCCATTGATATTTGTTCCTGTTACAGTAGAGGCTGTTATAGAGCCAGAGAAGTTTGCTCCTACAGCCGACATTATCCCGCCTGAAGTAACTGTGAACATCCCATTGCCTACGTTTATTGAGGAACCGACGATGGCCCCGTTTTTAAAGTTGGAATATTCGATATTGGCATAGTTCGCTGTTAAGCTATTCGCTATCAAGTCACCTTTCATATTTAGTCTGAAAGGTGCGCTATTAAATGACGAGGCCCCTGCTGCAATACCATTCGTGTTGATCTGTACAATGTCCTCACCATTACCGATCAGCATGGAGACAAAGTTACCTAGTTGGCCTATTACTTGCTCCGCAACAACACCCCGCGCTGTGATTGCTGCTCTTATTGACTTCCATCCATCAGTGGATATGCCTACACCTTTAGAAGTGAATCTGACTTGTTCCAGAGGATTCGTCTTTTCTTGAGCCAGTATCCCGCCTTCTGGTGGGTAGATCAGCTCGGTTTTGCTGTTGTTGATGTCAATGACCGCTTGCTTGGCAAAAGATTCAAAAACATCCGTCCGGATCTTCCCGTTTGAAAACAGGTTGTTGGTAATATTCTTATTTCGTTCCAGGTCACTTATGATGTCATCATAGTCCCTCAAGTTCAAATTGGAGATTGTTGGTTCAGCATGCTTATCCATACTATATGGATACTCGGTAAGTTCTGTAATACGAGCCTTCATCCGGTTCATCCCCATGTCCGGGTCGATACACATGACATCATCACCTAAATGAGGTTTAGGTTCGGTGTGATCGATTTTGAACAAGTCTGCCGTGGATATGGTTGCCTCCAGAGAAACAACCTCCTGCTCAAGCAGCGCCTTACGTGTAGCCTTCAGCAAGTCCTCTGCTTCTTCGATATCTTGTTCAATAATTTCTCCATCGTAAAATGGAACCGAATCACTCGCCCAATATTGAGCAAATGGTGATATTAGATAGTTGACCGCCAGTTTACCATTCACAATTGTTCCTGGTATGCTCGACAATAGACTTCTCTCCAGATCCGTCAGCAAGGAAGCATCCATACCGATGAATGTCCGGCCATCCTTCATTTGAGCAAACATCCGGGTAACGAGGGATTCGCCTTTGTCCTTGAAGGAACTGGATACGATATTCTTTTTAAGCCGGTACTGTAAGCCGTGGTCTGATCCAATTCTCTTTTTGAGGTTAATAACGAAATTGTCAGGTTCAACCTCACATTCGTACATCTCTACAATCCGGTTCAGAGCTTCAAGACATGTACCTCGCCCAAAATCCTTAACGTCATGTAGATCAAACGTATCGTGAATAACGAATGTAAATCTCCCGCCTGTAGCTTTTGTAATTAACTCCGTCAGTTCGTTGAGATGTACTCCATAAGCTTCGTCAATATATGAGGCATAAGGAAACTTAAAATCATTCAGTTTGAACATAATGTGGTTGCAATAAATTGAAGCCATGAGCTTACGACCTTCACGGGACCGGCTTCTAGACTGAATAACATAAAATTGGCCCCGTTCGTCTTGAACGTGGCCTTTGATTGCTATTTTTTCGCGGTAATCATCTGAGGTCATTGGGACCATAAATGTTACCTCATAGTCACTGTTAATACGTCTTCTTCGTTGTATATCTGAACTATCAATCAACGTACCTACACGCCGGATGTTCTTATCAAATACTTTCATTGTTGGGTTAGGCATATCACACCTCAATTAATACAGGAATTTGTCTCTATGTGTAACACGGATCAGTACGTTTCTGCCTGTTTCAGGATCTGTCCATGTGAGATTGTTTTCTCCAAGGTTTAAATCAAAAAAATCACCTTCAAGTAAATGTGAAGCATTAACTCCATTTTGAGTTATCTTGTACGAATTGGCATCGATAACAACTTGATCACCAGGTTTAAATGGTCCCGCGAATTCCAAAAACTCCACATGGTACCGACTCCCTTTGGCAACTGCACCGAAACCAACATTCATAATCGCCCGTTTGGTAATCTCTCGAATGAAATCCGCCTTAGCTCCAGCAGCTACATCCATAACAGCCGCAAATGAGATTTCACGGACAAAATCCCCCGCCGCTCCCACATTGACATCCATAACCGCCGAACCCGTCATTTCCATCGTTGCAGCAGCTACAGCAGATCCTGATATGTCAGCAACTGCCCGGCCAAAGACGAATACGGATATTTGGCGGTTAAAGGCCATGCGGTTAAAAGCCCCTCTGTTAAACATGGCCCTCACCTCTCCATAAAAAATAGCGCTCCTATATCGGAGCGCCTGTTACACAATATTACCGTTTTGGTCCATGTCTCCATCAGCCAATGCTGCGGCTACTTTATCCCGGCTGCCTGCTGGTACTTGCTCCAGCTTAATCAAGCCTTTATGAATCATCATTACGTATACAACTAACATAGTGTCACCCCCTCTCATGAGTGCTACAGCCCAACGTATCAGCAGTCTGGCTAGATTATTCCGCATCTGTCATCTCGCCAAGCAACATCATGTGAAGCTCCATGAGTGCCAATTGGTTTGCATTGCTTTCTGCAGCTAACTGATCCACCTGTTTACTGAGTGCCGGACGTGGCTCTTGTGGTGTCTCTGGATCGATTGGATCAGGATAGGTGAATAGCGGTTGGAGTGTTTCAAGATCAACCCTGCTAATGTAACCGCCCGATTCATAATCTGAGCGGCACTCTCCGTACTCGAGTTCGAGCACACCGACCGTATTAGGTACGCGATCATTCAATGGGATGTAAGTGGAGAAGTCTTGCTCTTTAGTTGTTGGTGCAACATCACCCAAACGTTCGCCAGTGTTCAAGATGACGTTACCTGTCGACATCTCATAGTATATTTTCATTCCAATGAACATAATGCTCCTCCTTTAATCTCCGTAGGCATACCAAGTGTATGCGCCACCGCTTAGTTGTGCAGGCAACAAGAATCCAGAATCATTAATGTATGCGTCATTGGTTGCTGTAACAGTACCGGGACGTTCATATACTCTTATAGGTCCCCGTAACACATCTATACCAATTCCATATGCACTGCTACCCGCGGCAATCGTTCGGTAATACCCAAATTCAGTATAATTGTCTGTATTTTTTGTAAGTAATATGGACCGGGGCCTGAATGAGATTCCAGAAACCTGAACGTATCTACCACTAGCGGTATTACCAGCACTGTCTGTGAAGTTTCTGAAAGTACTCGTTGTCGATGTAGTCGTACCGCTAGCGAACTTTTTACCTGTGTTTATTGATTGAATTTTAGTTGCAAGCGTTGCCCATGTATCAGATGTGGATGCACTACCTCCCATAGCGTTAATGGCATCCACGACGCCTTGCTTTGCATTAACGCCAGACTGAAAAAGCTCATTGATAGCGGCGACTGCATTTCCTTTAACGGTTGTTTGCAAATCCGCCAACGTGCCTACCTGTCCGGTTACCGTATCCAGCCTAGCTATATCTGCCGCTGCGCTTGGAGTAGCGATCTGAGCTCTACCAGAAGCGTCTCGAATAATCAGGCGATTAGCTGTTGCTGCACTTACAGCTCCATGAACTGATGTGCCAGACGTATGTGTGGCAAGAGAGTCATTCACCGTCTTAATCGCTTTCGGTGTGGCCGCCTGGTCCTCGATATCCAATCCAGTAGCGCTGGAGAGCTGTACAATCCCTTTTTCAGTCAATGAAGCATCCTGAGGCGCAGGGATATTGTTCAGTCGCTCGTCAAGATCCTCTATGTTGTCTCGGAATGTATCATGATCGTAAGCCGTGAAATACCTTGCCAGTTTAGTTCCGGCAACCCACGATTTAGCCACGCCCTCAAACCCTCGTGTTACGCCTGTAATCTCGTTTCCGCTCTTTCCGGTGTAAAGTATCGTTTCAGCAGATTCATCCGTCCCTAGCGTCAGTTGGTTCGGTGCAGGAGGCAAAACAGATCCATCCAATACTGTAAAGCTGGTTTGTGTGTCATTGATTGCAGCAGCCAATTCGGTTTGCCTGCTATTGGCCGCTGCTGGGTACATGCTTCCAAGCAAAGGTCATTCCTCCTTAATTCAAACGGATTTCAACTTGGCTTGCCAAAAATTTAAATATGTCGTTACTCAGAATACTGCGAGGTGACTCCAGCTCACCGAAGTAATATAAATTCCCGCCAGTTGCTGCATCCCGCAAAGCGAAGTGCGTAACCACGCCCCAATCGCCTGAAGCCACATCAAAGGCGACATCTGCGGAAGACTTAATGACCATCTTCTGAATATCGCTCAGGGCTCCGGTTTTAGGGTGGTATTCTCTAACAGTCGCCTGAGCCGGTGCGTCAAATAAAATATCTTTCCGCGCATATGCGCCCCCGCTCACTTCCTGCCCTGTGTCATTCCATGTCGGGTTAGATGTATACAAAGCCACGTACAGTTTCTCAGGAAACACAAATTGTTCGCCGCGAGCTGTGGCGTTAAGGATTTTGTTTGCTAAATATTTGCCGATATTCGCCAAGATGTTCACCCCTCTAATAAATATTCATTCTGAAGCCTGAAACTTTGAATCGTATTGGAGCCTGTGTTAGTTAGAACAATTACAGGACTGGCACGTTCGTCCCCCAATGACACAACTTTTATAGTCTCAGGTGAATTAACGATTGTCTCCTCCAGCATGTTTTCATCACTTTCCGGAAAAGGATGTTCTCCCATCTTGATCGGGATTGTCAGTTCTCCATCAAAAAGAATCTTTTCAATATCAAGAGTGCCAGCATATCTTCCGATGTATCTCCTTCCTGGTAAATCATCGAAAGTGAATACGATATCCCCTTTTTTTGCATTAAAAAGAGCCGCCACTTGGGCGACTCTTCTTTGATAGTCAAGGGTAGTATCATCAGCCATGACGATACACTCTAGGTTAATTAATCTTGGACCATAGGTGCTACCAAAATCGATCTCTCCATCCCGTCCTGCAATTTCGAGACTGTAGTCCCTCGTTGGCGGCAAAACCGGGATGTTGTGTTTTTTTAAACCAAGACCAATTGATCGGAAAGACTTACCGTCCGCTGTAGCGTCAATCATCAGCCTTTACCTCCCCTTGCCTGCATCCTCCGCATCAAATTATCGCGTTCACTCCAGAAGACCTTCGCAGCCGATTCGTCCGCGATATAAGTATCTCCTGATTTAATTACGAATTGATTACTGGTTCTCTCCGGATTTACTCCGTTTGAACCTTGAGGAACTGAGAATTCAGGCATTGTGAAGTCTAGTCTGTGCATTCGTAGGTTTAGGAGATTAAACAACGAATCCTGTTGTCGGTCATTGAGGATAGCTTCTCCAGCGTGTGCGATTACTGGTACCGCTGCCCCACGAGGACCTTTGACTACTCCCCCTTCACTAAAATGTTGGAGTTTACCTGTATCTTTATCGATTCCATATTTCTTACGAATGGCATCGTTTTGTTCTTGAAGGAGTCGCATGGTTTCAGCATCGCCACGAGCTTTAGCTGCATCCCAAGCATCCTTATTAGCGTTATAGGTGTAAAGATCAATTTCCTTTTGATATGCAGAGTCCTTCGAAGCGGTTCCTGGAGCCAAAGCTCCCCCAGAGACATCAGTCACTCCAAGTGAAGCACTTGCTGCAGCAATCTGATCAAGACGGCTCTGATATTCCAAAACAAATGCATCAAGCATTCCCAGTATCGTTTCGTTTTTCTCGCTCTCCTTCAAAATCTGAATGTTTTTCAAATTCTCAGCAGACAGCTCAGTATTCGAAGAAAATTCATCAAAAGCGGAAGAAAGATTATCATAATGAGATTTAGCATCTTGGATTTTATCGTCAAAATCCTTTTCGCGAGTTGTTTTTTCCTCTTGCAACGCCGTTTTCTGATCTTCAAGCGCTTGTTTCGCAAGCTTACGCCCGTGTTCACGATCCATATCCTCAATATCCTTCTGAACCTGTTTCCGCTCTTCAATACCTTCTGGTCCAACAGCGGACTGAAGTTTTTCCAGACGTGCTACTTTCTCCGCACGTAATCTCTCATAGTCATCCTGATCGTTACTTCGCTCCATGGCTTGAATCAGATCATCAATGGCTTTGATTTTGGCCTCTTGAGCCGAGGTGAAAGCATCCTTCTCTGCCTGGATACGTTTAATCTCCTCATCTCTCGCATTGTCCAGTAACTTTTTCTGCTTGGTTACCGATTCGGATACAGCTTTGGTCATTTCGTCCATGAGTTTTTTCTTTAGATCGTAGACCTTCTCATCTGCATCCATCCGTTGATCGCTTCCTACCAGGTAAGAAGCTTGAAGTTTCATATACTCGGCAAGTTCTTGTTCGGTAGTCATTTCACCGATCGCCTTCAAGTGATTAATTCGTTTCTCAGCAGCAGAATAGTACTCCTTATCCAGATCATTACGCTGCTTATATATTTTCTGTTCTAGATCCCATAGCTGTTCAGAAGACATCGTCTTATCAGCTTGCATCTTCAGAAACTCTTGAAGCTCCCACTTCATGATGTCAACTTTTTGAGCACCGGACATTTCCATCTTCGTAGCTTCTTTGTTAATCCACTTTTCCGAGTACTCGTACCTAGACGAAATCAGTTTATTGGAAGTATCTTGATACATTTTCTCTGCTTCAGCTCGTTGTTCTGCTTTTAGAGTGGTATCGTTTCGCATCCTGTTGTAAGCCTCGGCCTGCATTTGATAAATCTCAACCTCAGACTTACCTTGACGTTCCATCTGATCTGTTTGTTTATCAATCCAATTCGTTGAATTTTTAAATTTCAGATCCGTAACCTTGTTCGTCAAGTCATACACTTGTTTAGCTGATTCAACACGCTGTTCCTCAGTTAGGGCAGTATTTTTGAGTTGTCCCTGATAAAACTGAAGTTGCGTCTTGGTCATTTCCATCTCGGAACGGCCTTGTTGACGCATGCGTTCAACACGCGCTTCCATATTGGCCTGTGCGGTATCAAATTGGTCGCTGGCATACTGATCCTTCATGTCTTCTTTCTCGGACTGCACATCCCCAATTTTCTCAGTCAGGCTTCGCCGCTTATTAGTCAACTCATCTGATTTCAGCCCGGATTGTTCGATCATCTGACGCTGCTCCTGCATCAGTTTCTGTATTTCAGTTTTGAGTTTCAATTGAAGCTCGTATTCGGCTTTGTACTCTTGGGAGTCTTTCTTCATGTTCTTCTGCCGTGCTTCCGATTGTTTTAAAGACAACTCTTTGTCAGAGATTTTCATATCTTTGATTCCGAGTTTACTCTCAAGTTCTGAAACATCAATATTATAAAGTTCATCACTAATCCGAAGCAGTTCGCTATCAGCAGTGTTTTTTGCATCCTTTAATTGCTTCTGTGTAGGTTGTGTAGTTGTACTGGACTTTTGTGGAGAATAATCAGCCAATACTTTATCAACATACCCTACATCTCCGTATACATTGCTTTTATAAACTTTCTTGTATTTCTCTGAATACGCGGCCATATCAGCTTTATTGTACCCACCAGACTTTTTGAACCAATCAATAATTCCCGATCCCATGTTGTATCCGCCCAGAGCCATGGCGACATCTCCACCTGATTTCTTCAGTAATTCGGAGAGCATCTTAGTACCTGCGTCAATACTCTGTTTTACTGTCGCATTAGTCATGCCATTAACTTGCATGACATTTGTTACACCCTTGGCTCCAAAAGTTGATTCGCGTTGGATCACAGCAGCGACAAGGTAGGGGTCAACATTAAATTGATTAGCAGCAGCATTAATCTCGGCAGCGTACTTGCCTACATATGCCACTCCGCTAGAGGTCGTTTGCGTACTAGTGGATGTCGGGTAGGCAGTGTCTGTCGAAAGCCCCGGAATACGAGTTGCGCCATTGTACTTTGGTCCCCAATAGCTATTATTTAAATCCGAAACCTTTAATCCGGATTCACCCATCTGAATAAACTTACTGTCTCCCATGTAAATCCCAACGTGAGAGTTGTCCTTACCATTCGTATTAAAGAAGACGAGGTCTCCAACTTGTAAGTTTTTCTTTGATACCGCAGTTCCAGCTTTAGCTTGTTGAGCTGCTGTACGTGGTACCTGTACTCCGATCGTTTCAAACATCTCCTGCACAAACTGAGAACAGTCTGAATATGCTCTTTGTTTGAAGTCATCAAATGAGCCTGTAAATTCACCGCCTATTTGCTTGTATCTCATCACACCGGAGTTAGCCAGGTCGACGGCAGTGGACAACATTCGTGTGATGTCTGAAGAAGGCCCACCGCTTGTCGTAATCTCCGTTTGAGAGGACACGAGTTGAGAGGGATCATTGTATCCTTGTTCGTAAAGTTTCTGCTCCTCCAGCAACGCTTTACGCTTCTCAGCCAGTATATCAAGGTATTCTTTGGATGACTTCGCAACACGCTTCTGCTGGGAATCCAATTTTTCAAGTGCTTTGTTATACCCTTCGATCGCTTTCTGCAATTCCGTCATGATTTCTACGGTTTCTTTGCGAACTTTGTTGTTATCCTCAACCCCAAGCGTATCGTCATTCAGGAGTTTAGTCATAGCCTCAATCTGATCGTTACTCAACTGAAGTTGACCAGCATATTCTTTTATTATTTCATTCAACTGATTTAGCTTATCTCGTTTCTCTTGAGTAATTTCGTTTGATTTCTGCTGAAGAAGATTAGCCATTCCTTGTGTCATTAAGTTCGTTTTCCCAATATCAGCGGCCTTTTTTTCCTCTGACGCTATTCCACTTTCAATCTCTGCAAGTTTTTGTCTAGCTTCCGCAAAACTCGTGATAGCCGAAAACTCAGATCCGTAAATCGAGATACGCCTCATACTTTCCAAAGCAACCGATCTAGTTGCATCTCGTTCGGTTCTTAAATCATCGATGGACTTTTTGATTTTAGCTTGTCTTAACTTCTCGATGATTTGACCCTCAAATATCCATCCATCTGTTGTTTTTCGTATTTGAGAAGCAAGTTCTGGATATTTCATTATCAAATCCGCCACAGAAGATGCACTTAAAGACTGACCCTTGGAGAGTGTATCTGCCACTTGATTTAGTTCGGATACCGAAGAAATACTTGTCTGCACGGACTCTCGTAATATTTTCGTTTGTTCTATTAATTTTTCTTTCAACTCATCTATGGTATCAGATACTTTTCCATTGATTCCTGCTAACGCATCATTCGCCTTGGTTGCTTCTATTGTCTCTAATGACATTTCGCTTAATTGTGAAGTAGTCTCGTTTGAAGATGAATTCAATTCCATTTGTTTTGAAACAAGTGAATTCATTTGTGATTCCAACTCATCTAAAATACGATTTCTATTGAAGCTTGGGCCAATAGTATTGATGCTATTCTTTACACCATCAATTTTCTTTTGAGTTTCCGCTATCGCCTGTTCATTTGCAACTAATTGAGATTCAAAAGACTTTTTTTGATCTTCCAAGTTCTTTTTACGCAAATCTATTTGCTCGCTTGTTCTTCCTTTCAAAATGTCGATTTGCTTTTGAGTTGCCTCTTCGGTGTACCCAGCTGCTTCGAGTTGAGCCACACCCTCTTCTCCGATCGTCATCACGAGTGCTTTGTGTACTTCGTCAAGTTGTCGTGTAGCTTGCTCTTGTTTACTTGAAGACATCGTACCGCTATCTATCATCTGTTTTAGCGAGCTATGCGCTTTCACCATTTTAGGGAGTAAATCAATCTGCCGCTGGTATTGACTAATCATTTGTTGACTAGCAGAATCGCTATCTTTCAAACTCTGTATTCTTTCTCGTTCTGCTTTTTCAGCCTCTCCACTCTTAAATGCAAATATTGCAATTGCCCCTACGAGTAAAGATAATCCAGCAGTTGCTGCGGCCATCGTTATTGTTGCTGTCGCTTGCGCTTTACTCAGGGCACTAGTAGCCACAGTAGCTGCTCCTGTAGCGACTACTTGCGCTTCCCTTGCAGCAGTCTGTTGTACAGTAGAGACGATGACTCCTTCACTGGAAACGATATTGACTGTATTCGCAGCACTGTTTGCAGCCGTAGCCGCTGTACCAGCAACCGTTGTAGCAGCTTCTTTCGCTTTAGCCGCATTTAGCACTTCAATTGCAGCGACTACAGCCATAACAGGGCCGCGCAACGCTTTATACGCAAGTAATAGACCAGTCAAACCCGCAGTTGCAGCATAAATACCTGTTGGTATTTTAGTTAATCCGATCAGGAGTTGATCTATACTGTCTAGTACGTCTTTAATCATCTGACGAAGGCCGTCTTCTCCAGCCGTGTTAAAAATCTCTAGGAGAGATGTCTTGGTCTGTGCAGCCTTCCGCTGGATTGTATCCATCTGAACCGTAAGGTATTGCATTGTAGAGCCTGTAGAACCTACAGATGCAGCCGTACCAAGCAAAATATCCCCTACATTAAGAGAGGCAGCCAGTTTCGCATACTGATAGACACCCCGAGAGATATCCGCATAGGATTGTGTGAGGTCATAGTTTTTGTCTGTCACCTGGATGGACAAATCCAATAGAATATCTTCGGCTTTACGCCATTGTTCAACGCCATCGACAACCTCTTTGGTTTTGACACCAAGACGTTCAATCTCATCCACAGCTTTATCCGTCCGGATTGTACCGAGAACCGTTTTCCACATGTTACCCAAGTTCTCCCCGGATAAGGCTGTATTCCGCACACCGGAGGAGATCAGCCCGTTCATTACGTCAAAGGATACGCCAGTCTCAGCAGCAATCTTACCGGTTCTCTGAAAAGCAGCTCCCAAGTCACGAGCAGGAGCCATCGTATCGTGTGCTACCTTAGACCAGGAATCCAGAACCCGGTTACCGATAACCATGGCTTCATTGGCATTGGTGATATGGACTCCATATTGAGACATTACAGATTCCATGGACTTGGTAGCGTCCTCAAGCTCAACCATGTCCACCGTGGACAACTTGGTAGATTGACGCACAAGCTCTTGAACAACGTTAACATCTTTGTACATCCGGCCCCAGAGACGAGCTGATTCCGTAACATCCAGAATGTTTGATCCAAGTTCATGGGCCGTTTGAATGAAAGCTTTCGTCTCACGGTTGAGCTTTTGTGTATCCATAACCATCTTGTTCGTTCCATCTTCAAAATGAACAAAATAGTGTTCGTTGGTCTGGACGTACCCCGCCATGTTGGATTCAATATCCACCAAGCCCTCTTTCATGGCCTGGGTGACTTCGTGCATCGCTTTGTACATCGTATGGAAGACAACGGCATGTGAAGCCATGTCTCCTATTCTACCAATCCAACTTTTAGAGACAGCATCCATTGTGGACCCCATCCGTTTGGTTTGCTGTTCAGTTTGTGACAAGGCTTGTCTGATCCGTTGTTCCTCTTGTAACACTTTTTCCCTGAGAGCTTCCTCTTGACGTTGTCGCTCAGTCAAGGCCATGCGAATCTTCTGTTCCTCTTGTAGTACGCGCTCTCTAGTCCGGTCATCCGTTCCTGTCCCCGTTGCCTTTGCTGCCTCCTGCCCGGTCTTAACAGAACGATTCTGAAGAATCTGCATCTTTTGTTGATGTTCACGTTCGGATTGCTCAATCTGTTGATTACGCCTTTTGATCAAGGCTTGCTGAGCCTGCATTTTAGCATCAATCAAGCGATTGGTTTGCTCCAACTGTTGAGCCCTCGCACCAAGCAAGGCAGTTTGAGCAAGTTTTTGCTTATGTTGAGCTTCAACTTCAGCGAGTATCTTTTGGCGGCGTTGATCCGCAGTTAAGGCCATCTTATCCATTGCTGATGATATATTCTTGTATGACTTCTCAGCGGATGATAACTCAGCATTCAGCGCCTTGAACGCATCAGCATTACCTTTAGCACCCGTATCAATGTTTTTAAATGATTGTAGCACTGTACCGGTGTCTAATTTTATCCGCGCAGCAACAACATCCCTGTTCGTACCCTCTGCCATATTGCCTCCTTCCTACCTTGGCTGGAAGAAACCAAGATCGGATAAGTATTTTGCTTTCTTCGGCTTTTTATTTTCAACCGAACCGCCATGAAGAGTGATTTCGAATTCACGAGACCGCTGTTTTTCATTCATAAGTGCTCGTATTTTAGGTATGGTCATATTAGGCCACTCTGTATCAGATATTCCGTTGCTGATACAGAGTGCCCATAGACCCATCCAGTCTGTTCCTGGTTGATCTACTTCACCTTCATCCGAATCCTCATCATCGTCATCGTAATCAGGAGGAAAAGACTCCTTATAGAAATCGGTCCAAAACATCATCCAATGCCTGGATGCCCTCCATGTCCACTTGCTCATATTCTTCATCCGTTAGACCCTCAACAAAGATCAGATCGAACGCTTTTTGATACGCCTGCTCAATAGATGGACAATCAATGGCTGGAATATCCTGCTCACCAACTTGCGTTGCTTCAATGGGATCACGTCCAATTACATAACTAAAACGAATACCTTTGAGGTTCTTCGCATGCTGCCGAACTTCCCGGATCAACTTTATTGTCCCGACCTTGATTGTCTTTTGGATACCTTCAGCCAAACGTACGGTGCTGCCAATGTTTAAAGTCTGGTCCAACGTTTTCTCTTCTTGGGTTTCAACTGCTTGTTCAATTTCGCTCATGTTCATTCTCCTTTGAATTGAAATATATTTTTTACCAAAAAAAGAACCCCACCGATTACCGGCAGGGTTGAGTGTGATGGTTTAAATTCCGAACTTGATTGTCATTGCATAACCGTTCGGATTTTCCGGTGTACGATCCGGCTCCATAACTTGCAAATCCATGGTAGACGTATTAGCTTTCTTACGCTCCTGAGAAACGTCAAGCGTACCGCCGCCCAAAGCCTTGAAGATTGTAAGTTGGCATTGAATTTCGCTGTTTGTTTTATCGTCAATCAGTTTAAAACGATGTGTGAATTTGAATGCAGTAGGACGGCGAGTTCCGCTGAAAGAAGTCTCCGTTCCTTGTTCAGTCCAAACATAAGTCACAAGCAGTTCTTTTCCGTTATTTGCAGCCGTTGATTCAATTAATCCTTCTGCAGTAATGGTGTACTGTTGATCTGTAGGTGTTGATGCTACTCGGGTAAGTGGTGTCAACGCATCTGTATCAGGGTCTTTCAGATATATTTCGTCACTATCCTCGACGAGCGTATTACCAAAAGCAAGCTTATAACCACCTGATTTCAGGAATGCTGTCTCTGTTTCATCAAAGGTAATAGACCCTTTCTCTGTTTTACCCCCTTGAGACATATCGGCAATAGCTGCTGAATAACGCGGAACTTCAATACTTACTTTGTCTTGAAGGTCCCCTGCGGTGTAGTGAAAAGCATAACCACTGTCGCCGCCCATAACCGCCTGCCAGTCAAATTGCAGTTGTAACGTAACCTTTGTTACCTTGTCCTCAACGTACTTAATTGTGTTATCCAAATTACGGGCTACGATTGTTCCTACGCCATCAAAAACGAGTGGTCTCATATTTATCCTCCTTGGGTATAAAGTTGATTACACTAGCTCCCAGAGCCGTGCATCAATCTCTTCAATTCTTTTGTATTCCTTCGATTTTTCATATCCTTCAACCGGTTCCTTGCCATCCATCAATCCGAGTTTTTGTGCAAGACGAATCTTTTCTCGAATCAACTTCTCTAGCTCAGGAAATTCTTCCTTAAGTTCCGGCTTGTTATCTGTTACTTCAGTTTGTTTTTCAGACATATCCTCACCTCAATTCATCCGGAGATAGTCCACATCAAATATGGCCTTATATCCTTTGACACCTTGTATTCCAGTTGCAAAATCAGCATCATACGTTAATACGCAGAGGTATGTCGCCCAACCTGGCATCGTAATCCGTTTATCGTGTAAAATACAAAACGCTCTTTCAAACAGCAGCTTCGCGGCATAACCATTCCCAGCATAAAAATCTAAGCAAAACTTTCCTTCGAAGACTAATTGATTCGGAGAAAAGCGCCCTGGCATCACATATTGGCAGATATGAGGAACAGTTTCATGACTTACAGTGATTTCAGGCTCCATTCCCTTCGTTAACCTCTTCACTACCTCCTCGGAAGGTGAAGATGAGTCAAGCTCAAGTAACTCCATGAGTTCGGCATCACCTTTAAGCGCATGCTGAACTGCATCCAACAATTGAAGACTCAATCTCTCACCTCCCTGAAGTAACGATGATATGGAAACTCGGTAATGACACGACTAATCCCGTTTAATATTCGATCACGATTGGATTCAAGAGCTATACGCATAAAATAAGTAGGAGGAGTGGCTTTGAACGAAGGATCAAGATCCCCACGTTCTGCCAACTCCTCCAAATCTACACCTGCGTATCCGCCTTTGGACTTTTTAATTGTGCCATCGATAGCTCTGTAAGTACCTCTACCCCGGCCTACGACTACCCGGCTACCCTTTGATCTCAGCTTGTTCCACGCCTCACTGTTAATGTAGCTGACTAAGCCGGGGTTTTGACTCGGTCCAGCCATAAGTGATCCTTTACCGAACTGTTCCAGCCAGGCTTGCCAGTAATCAGCAGTGATGTCTCCTGAAATCATTTGGTTCGCTAGCACGATCATTTTCATCTCCAACCGCTCACGGACAGCAGGATAGTACCGAATGCCGGTCTTCGCAGTAAGTAATACGATTTTCGTTAGACCTGTGATTTCAACCGCCAACTTGTTTTCCAAGTCTCTTGCTGCACGTTCAGCATCATAACCGGTAATCATCGCCGGTCCTCGCATAACTGAATGTGCAGAAGATTCGGATACTTGATCCGATCTACTACATCCACTTGATATTTCTTTCCAGTAATCAAAATGCGGTCTGGACTCATCAGCGCCGGGTCGCTTGGTTCTCTGACATCCACATTGGTCTGCAAAAGTAGAACCAGTGATGTTGTTGATAAAAGACCAGGTTCTTCTTGCTTGAGCTGCGCAGTGACGTGTTGAGCAAACCCAACAACTTCATCGGCAACAGGTGTAAACTCCGGTTTGCCCTTTGGATTGTCATTCTCATCATATTCCTGCATGTACCGTTGTACTTCCGTGGTAACGTTTGTTTTGATCAAGGAGCAGTATTTGTCTTTGGTTGCGGTGAAACGGAGAGTTTGAACCAAGAGAGTCATGTCATTCTGTACGACATCCCCAGGTAATACAGACGACTTAGGAGCAAAAAGGCCATTGTACATGTACTCTTTACCAAGAACCGTAGTCGCCTTTGTTTCTCTGGACAGAATGACTTTATCCGGTTCCCCATTTACAGTACAGGGAGAATGTCTATGAGCGAAATCTTTAAACATTAGAAACTCCGCCTTTCCTTCTCCTCGTGGGACCAGACAACAAAAATAATGGAGCATCCAAGGTCTCTTGAAAACTTGAGATCAAGCCAATGAACTCATTTGCCTCATCAACCAGTTGTGAGGCACGTCTATCCCAATTGACTGCCTGATTTTCGAAAGAGAAATCGAAATCTTTCATCGTTTTTTTGATTCTCGCAGCCATAGATGGAGCCAGTATAGCAGCAACCATACAAATAGCTGCTGCATATACATAGGCTTGGTCATCTCCAGTCAAATCAGCGTAGTCTGGAACTAACTTTACAATCCGTGCCTCACCAATTGGCAAAACAGAAAAAGCGTCTATGTTGGAGTCGGTTATTACATCTTCACCGATACCTAGACGCCCTCTAATTTCCTCATGATACGTTTCCGTAGTGAGGATCTTATTTGCCATCATTATCACCACCAACCGAATCGATAGCTTTCTTCAACTCGTCGGCATCCATCTTGGTATAGCCTTGGATCTTCAGGTCCTTTGCTGTTGATTTCAGATCTTTCAATACATCGTCCGAATCTCCATCATGCATAACAGATTGCAGTTCGGCAATCTGAGCCAACAGGTCCTCTTCCCGCTTCTTCGATTCGTCCAATTCTTCCTGGAGTTTTTGTTCTCGTTCGGAGGGTGTGTCTGTAGAACCCACATCTCCCACAATAATCTCGGCTAACAACTTTCCGGTTGCCGCATTGCGAACTTGCTTTTTAGCAATCTCAATAAGTCCATCAGGGGCATCTTTTACGATGTCCCCTGCGTTGTATTCCCCAACAGCATCAACCAAAACTTTTACAATCGTCATAGGTCATTCCTCCCTCACGCCACTGTAGCAAAAATGTGCCAGTTGACGTATTTCAAACGTGGCAGCACAGTTGCCCCGTTAATTACTTGCCATTGGTCAGGGTCGCCTTGAATAAGTTTAGCGAGTGCGAATTTTCCTGTGTGACCAGTAAAGATGTCTTCGTAGTTGTTCGGGCTCGTCACTAGGTCCATGATAGAACCTGTCATGCCTTGACCAATGATGATTACAGCGTTGTCAGGGATAAACGGGTAGAACGTTCCTGTATCGTCAATGTATCCACCATCATACACTTCGTATTGAAGACCATTCAGGTTTTGGCTGACGATTTCTGAAAGCGAACCATCCGTTACAATATCTTTGCCGTAAGTGAATTTGATCAGATCGCGGATTTTTTCGTTTTGCTTCAGGTAACTGTCTACTTTTTTATTAGCTACAACTTTAACACCTCTTGCGCCACTCCCCCGGAATCTAAGAAGCCATTCATCAAGATTTTTCAAAGGATCAGCAGTTGCGATATTGTTCCAAAGGACATCAGCTGTAGGCTTGTTATTTGCCGGAACGCCGTAGTCGATTGTCCGAGAAGGTTTATTCGCAGTTGCTGGAACAACAAGGCTGCCTGTAAGTGATTGCCAACGCATCCACTCGAATCGAGTTTCAAGACGTTGGTTGAGATTCACCATTTTTTCAATCATGTATTCTTCGCCCCAAGTTTGCTCAAGGCTCGTGCCCGGCTTACGAAGAGTAGCAATCTTTTCTCGATCAATGATTGCCTTCTCACGCCATTCCTGGTTGGTGAATTCCATTTGTTTCACAACAGGAGCGGCATGGATCGGTGAGGGATCATTGAGTCCAGTAGGTGGAGTCATGCCGGTATCGTCGTAAGTAACGTCATATTTAATTGTCAGCCCGAGTTCTGGTTTGAAATCCACACCATTTGTCAGGATTTGAGCACCTCGAAAACTGTTAATATCTGTCCGAATGTTCTGAACGACTTCCGTAAGGAAGTACGGGTCGAGTACGTTTGCCATTTATGTTGTTCCCCCTTATACAAAGTAGCAAAGCTTCAGCGCTGTTTTAGCCGCTGCATCAATGCCTGTAATTTTAGATTCAGTGAAAATACCAGCAATCCACGCTGAAGCGCCCATATCGGTAAGCGTAGTATCCTGATCATTGTCCAAAATGCAAACAGCGTCTTGCGAACCATCGGATGCTGAAGAGAGATAGGGAACGAATTTATTAGTAGCTGTTACCCTTCCAAGGACAGTACCTTTCTTAATTACTCCGTTCCCTTTTGCAAGCAACACGCCACCAGGAATCCGCGCTTGCAAGTCCGTGGAAGCAAGAACTTCAACAAATTCCTGTGTGTTAATCTGACCAGGTCCCGGAGCACCGTTGTATTGAGATCCAATCATATTACTTATCCTCCTTCAGCAGATTACTTCTGCCGGTATTTTTGAGGGCAGCTATAGCATCAGCTCTAGCCATTTCCTTCGCCTCTGTTTGGAGTTGTTCTGGTGACTTTTGACCAGCAGCCTGCGCGTTAGTTGGCGCTGTTCCATTGGCAGCTCCTGCAGGAAGATCAGGGTTATCACCTTCGGTATGACGACCACCACCACCCAATGCAGCTTGAGCCTGAGCTTCGTAAGTCGCGCCAATTTTTTCAATCTCAGATACTGGCAAGTGGGACAGCATAGCTTTCATGGTTTCCGTATTAAACGCTTCTCCCAACGCACGTACACCAGCGCCGCAAGCTTGCTCCGTAACCTTTGTCTTGTAGACTGCACCATCAGCAGCCTGAGCGCTAAGTGTAGCCAACTTTGAGGTAATGTCCGCATCATTTTCAACACCCAGCACAGCCCGGACTTGTCCGAGTACACTATTCGCAGCAGTCAGCGCGATTGTTTGAGTTTGTGATACTGCCAAAGCAGCCTTTTGTTCTTCTGTCACAGTGTCATCTCCTTCGGCCTGTATTTTGGCCTGTTCTAATGTTTGGTGCTGTTTGGATACAAAAGCGTTCATGCCGCCTTTGTTGCTGAAAAAATAAAAGACGCGTCCATCGCCATCCAGCGACTTCGCATCTAAGGGGAGTGGTTCATATTCAGTTTGCTGCTGGACCTCATTATCTTCTTGAATTTTTGACGAAAGGGAACCACGCGTGATGCCAGCTCCCTCATAGCCTCCATCGAATACAATTGAGTTTTCCATGATGTAACCGTCATCAGCAAGAACAAGACATTCTTTGCCATCGTATTCAAATCCCCTGATATGCGTACAATCAGGATTTCGGTAGTAATCCCCACCGCATATGCAACAGGTATGCTTCGTGGATATAAAGCCAGCTGATGTGTCGAAGATCGTACCCGCATCAATACCAGTAGCCAATTGGTCCGTGGATATCCCATTTGCTTCAAGACCCTTAGCCATGTAATGGTCACCGTATAGCTCCAGTTCCCCATTCTCCTCAACAATACGGCTGTCGAAGGTCCTGCCATATGGGAAAGAGAGTGATTCCCACTTTTGCCATGGATGGTCCACTAGCAGGGCCACACCTTCTTTGACTTGATCAGCCATCTTACGAAGAAAGTTTGGAGTTATTTTCATTTTGTACTTATCAATCCTCTTCGTTCCGATGATCCTTGCCTGGAAAACATGGACTTGTTCTTCGGTAAGAGGGACAAGTGCCTTTTGATTAATTTTTGACAGTTGCTCCACAGACGGTTTTGCCATTTGGTTTTTCACCTCCTTGATATAGTAAACTTGCCAACTCACTCATTCTGCGGAGTGACAAGAGGCTGTGTTTGAGCAGTAGAGCGTTTGTTCTCCAGTTCTGTAATTAACTCAAGCGGAATGTTAGGATCAAGACCTATTATCCATCTAGCCTCTGTAGCAGCTTCCCTAGACGTGATGTAACGTTCCTTTTCTGCAAGCACATAGTTGTTCAGCTTCGCTCTTAAATCTCGTTCTCGTTCCATCTCGGAACGCAAATCAATCGGAGCATAATCTGCTTGAACAAGCGTTTGAATACCACGTACTCTAGCAGCCATAGAAAAAGCCCGCTTCCAGAAACGCTTGGTTACGTTCCGTGCGGACTCTACAGACTTGATATATATTTGAGTATCCACGGAGCTGTATGTCTCAGTGGAACCTTGATGCCTAGACAGTAATGTGAGCAAAGTCTTCAATCCGGTTGCCATCTGAGTATCAATAATATCAATCAATTTTTTGATGTCGATCATCGGTCCTGAATTGCCACCCTTGAGATATTCAACTTTCACACTATCCCAATGAATCATAGCGTCATCTGGATTTAGCGAATTAAAATGCCCCATAATTTCACTCATACGTTCAGTCAACCACTTTTGTTGACCAGCAGGATTATTCTTATATTGATTTGGCATGTTTTTTAATAAGACTTCCTCAACCACGGAAATATCCAATCTTGGGTATCCCTGATTGTGAACAACTGCCTTCAAATCCTGCAAAACCTGTAAATGAAAAAACACCGCTTGAAGAACAGGTAATATCGGTGTTCGCCCATACGGATCATCTATCATCGGATCGAACTCTTCATAAATGAATGTCGGCGTATCGATCTTCTTATACTGACCATACCATTCTTCGCCAGTACGAGGTCGTGGATTCTTGATGTATTGCCAAGGCACAAGTCGATTCGTCCCCTCTTCTCTCCTAAACCAAATCGTCGCAGGGTCAACAGGTATGATATCAATCACATCGTTACAACGATCGTTAAGAACTACTTCACCAGCACAAGCCCCACGTACCATGATCATCATCCGCTGAATCGTATCAAGCTTGTCCAACGACCTTCCATGCTGATAACCAGGTGAGGGAAGTGGAGAATCCAGTAAGTTCTTGATTGCATCTAACGATCTCTGCCCATTCTTATCGTCACTGCCACTCTGCTTCTTTGCTGTAAATGTAAGTGGCGTGTCTCCCATACGCAGAAAGTTGTAGAGCGCATGCGAAATATCGGGATGAACAGACACAAGAATCTCAAGCAATTCCTCGGCTGTATGGTTTTGGAGTTTAGTCAGATCAATGTTATGAGCTCTCTGGTACTTTTTCGGGAGCCAATTGAATATATCCCATCCGTTTGATGACCTTGGCGAGGTCATTCTACCAATACCCATCATCTGCCGCTTTACGGCAGCCGGAAGAACTGAATTCGCAAATGAATAAATGGCTTTATGATACCATTTCAATGTTTCACCTCCAGACATAAAAATAGAAGGCAGGAAAAGTTTCCTTACCTTCTAAAGTTCTTCATACTTCTATGGATTTATAATATCATCGAGTTACTATAGTGTTACTACGGATTTAATGGACAACCTCTTATTAATCCCCCCAACAAAGAAGGAACGAGACAGTCACCCTTCACAGTACCTTTTCAACCACATCATATTTCGTAACAATGTGTCTAGCATCTTGTTTTCATTCTTAACACTGCTTTGTTAGTAGAGTGGTTTTGGCCACTTTCACCTTTATGCCTTATTTCACTACAAAGCATTTCTTTTCATCATACATTCTGTAAACAACATCAAGTTCAACTATCTCATTCATTTACAACTACAGAGATTTGTAGATATTGCCGACCAATTAGAGTTAACAATGCCTAAATGGACATTTTGCTTTATTTTTCCACCACCACGACATAAGGTACAGAATTTAGAGTCAGATGTAATAGAGGTAAACCAATTCCCAGGTCTCTTTGCATATTTCCCATCACTTCGAACCCATATTGGTTTAATATACTTAGTCCCTTTATCAAGTTCATATCTATCGTAAAACCCTTTATTGCTCTCAGCCCCATGGTGTGCTGCAGTTATTATCATTCCATTCGTCCAAGGTATTTCTTGATTAAACGACAAATCTGAATCTGCCGAAAATAATACTGCAGGGGTATTATCATTTCCTTCAGAGTGAAATACAAGGCTAAGCTTGTTGGCACGGGAAAGAGAGAGATATTCTAGCGCATCTAATTTTCGTGGTGAGACTTTAATAATTTCAATAGAGTTTATTGGCACTAAAGTCCCTTTTTCCCCACCCTCACTTCTTCTATCATCATACTGAAACCATCTAATTAAGGCTCCTTTATGATAAGCTTGAGAAGCAATTTCCTTTATGATTTTAGCCGTATCAATCGCTTCTACAAATAAGTCCCATTTAAATGAGCCCCTATCTTTCCAAATAATTGGAAGATAAGAGTAATGATTAAGTGTTAATTCTAATTTGAAATCAACATCAGAATAAGATTCCTCTATTCTGTCCATTATTAAGGATATTGGTTTTTCATCCATACCATTGGTTTCTTTCAATTTAGTATGTATTTTTTCTGAATGGATATCACCATACTCTTCTAATTTAAACTCAGTGTCATCATTACCTAAAGAATCAATCCTACTAACTAATTCTTCAATAAATTTATTTTCACTTTCAAGCAAATCTTGAAGTCTGTCTGTCCAAATTCCTGGTAACCAAACCTCTTTACAAGTAAGATGACTTTTTAAAAATCCCAGTATACCATATGCATGATCAGCATCACTATGTGTACAGACAATAATATCAACTTTATCCTTGCTAGTTGTAGCTTCAAAAAGATCAGGAAAATATTCTTGTGCTCTTCCGCCATCTACTAAAATAGATGTTTCCTCATGTTCAAGATAGAATGAATCTCCTTGACCAACTTTTAATGCAATGAATTTCCCCATCAAATCAGCTCCCTAAAATAGACTAATAAAACTCGACTTAAGATACCTACTTCCGTTATAGATACCTACAGTTTAATATAAACCAGTTATTTCAATATAATCTTATGCCGTTGATGACTCCTAGCATTTACCGGTACATTCGTTCCAGGCGATCGTTCTAAGCTGATTTCATTAATTTGATTGATCGGTATAACTTGTAACTCCAATTTCTATACTCAAATTAAAACATAAAAAGGGCGTTGTGATATTTTGTTTCCATTACTTTTAATAAATTCGCAAACAAACAGCACAACCAAGAAAGATACTTAATCTTGAGTTATATCCCGAAAACAACATGGACTGAATATACTCTATCATTTTCACTTCCAGAAGAAGCAGAAACAGAAAGTCCGTAAAATGTATCCTCATCTGGGAGCTTGACAGAATAATGCTTACGAGAACTGTACAAATTTGCTGTATCCATACATTCTTCTTGTGTCTCTACTTTGAAAAAGACAGATACCGCATCCATTTCCTGACCATCAAAATCTATATGTTGGATATTTTCAAAAGACAACAACTCATACTTTTTATTTCCAATCAAAATTTCTTTTCGCTCCATAATCCCTTCACTACTCCTTGTTAAAATAGTCTTTCTCTGATATTTAAATTTTGGTCGACTTAAGAATTATTTTATTTAATTAGCTCGCCCAATCTTCCCCCAAATCTCATTGATCGTAGCAACTGCTTCTTCTTTACTGTTGCACATTTCAGTGTGGTGCTCGCCAAATCCGTTTTCGCTTGTTTCATGTCCAACAACAGTTGCCATGTATTGACCATCAGGCAAAAGTGTAAAAAATCCTGAGTACATTTTGCCATTAATCATGCCGGATCTCACTTGTTCTGAATGCAGTTCCATAATAATTCCTCCTAAATAAAAAAATAATATCTAAATAAGCTAATTCGACAATCAAGAGGAAATTCCTTCCTTCGGGCATTCAGGCCTACTACAGAACTGCTTTACTACATACCATCTACCCATGCACAACCTTTGCATTCCTTTTTTGGCTACTTTTTGGGACGAACACAATGCTTCTTCCGTCTTCTGCTGCTGATCACTTCAATTCCTAAAATAAAAAAAGCCGATCCAGTGAAGGAACGACTTTGGCTGTGATATGTATTATTTAGATAATCTGCTTTCATACGCGATCTGAAAATGAGGAATGCCCTTATAAACAAAGAGGTACAAGCAACCAAATGCTATAATTCCATATACAAGTTTAAAAGCTGGGCCTCTCAATCTAAAAACAAACCTAACTAAAACAGCTGCTACTATGATTGGTAAAACCAAATAAATTCCTAATGCTTCAATCATTGCCATCGAAACGTCTGTAAATGACTTTTCTATTGAATCGTTTATAACGTCCATGTGTACCTCCTTCAAAAATTTAAAGATCGGCGGCCGTACAGTCTGCAGCAAAAAATGCTGCGCTCAATCATGCCCTCGTCTTTACGCTTCAAAGTTTTTTATACCAGTTACTCTCTATTTCATTGCCAAGATCATCTTCAAAGTTTATTTCTGTTGATCTTGATCAGTCTGACTCCGATTGATTTTGCAAGCACATAATCCTACTGAATTAAACTACTGTTAGTAATGACCATAGCTTATAGTGTGCCTTAGCCCCTTGGACTTCCTGCACAACTCTCAAACCTACATTTTTATAACGCTTGGCTATTACTGCACAATTCGTTGTTCTTCTTTAACATAATAAGATCCGCCCCAAAATAACCGGATGCTTTTTAACTTCTACTTTGTATCCCTAAGATCGAAACAAATGATTAAGATGATGCTCAAACCGTACTCCGTCCATATTATCAATTTCTACTATCCTGGACCACATAAGACATTCAGCTCGTTTAAGTTGAATGCTGATCATTAATACAATAACTCCCAACATCCCATTCCAGTCAATCCTTGGAACACTTCTGCTTCCTGCTTATCCTTGCTTTTCCGTCTTGCCATTATCATTTCTTTAAATGAGTAGATTAACCTAAGCACGTTCCGACAATCATTATTAAATTCACTGAATCAATTAGAGAAGCGAGAAAAGGTCCACCTCAGAGATGTTTCATTCTCGCCCTGATATTCAAAATACAAAACTATCATTTCTAAATTTTAGTAAAGGCTCATCATTCAACGTTACTCCAAATAATCGACAATCAATATTTTCCTTTATTATTAGGAAGTCTTATTTTTTTTCGTTCAAATTCCTCCTTTTTTAGAATTACATGATTCAATTCAAATCTTTCTTTATTCAGTTCCTCTATTTTATGGAGTTCTTTTTCTTGCTCTTCCTCTTTTTCTTTTTCGTCATAAGATTGAGAAACAATGGAGCTTAATAGTGCAGCTGTTTTGATCGAGTCATAATAGTAAAGCCCCATTATAATCAGGCAAACAGCCAACATTCCCATAGAAATGGAATTAATTGTCGTTTTCATTGAAATTAATGATAAACTATCTATTTGTTCAAGAGCATAATCAGAAAATTTAACTATCTTTTCTTTGAGTGGAAGTGACTCAAACTGCATATTGTTCAATTTTTCAGTTAAATTGCTAAGTTGGTCATTCAGCCTGTTACTAGAGTTGGTAGAGTTATTAAAAACAAGGCTCATAATTGTAACTACTACTGCAAATGTAGATACCACAGGAGCAAATCCTTTAGATTGTTCTAGATCAGTATCTAAATCAATTTTCAAAATCATTAATTCACTTAATGAAAGATCTTCTTTTAATTTATCTTTAAGAGTTTCTATTTTTTCTAAGTTTATTTTACTTTTTGGCTTATACCACTTCGTTTTCAACTCATATTCTTTACTCAAGTATTTTGAAGCACTTGGATATTCAGTATACTTCTTATTTATTGTAATCACTCCCTTAATTTATATATCGGAAATGTTCACAAAAAAGTATAGATTCTTTCATTGGGAATATTACTGACGGATTCTTTTTAATATGTATTACTGAGCGCTTTGGACTAGTTCCTCAAACAGATTGGCTAATTACTTCAGTTTGATTAGAGAATATTTTCTTCATCGTGAGACTACCGTTCCTCTCGTTCCCATCCTCCTCACAACATTTTAAATCAATTTGCTCGGTGGAGTTATTATTGCGGGTGTTGATTAATCGCTAGTCTGTTAAAAAGTAAACTACCAAGTCAATTCCCCATTTATCATCTTATATTAACCTAGAAAAAATCACTCTGTTCATATTTTTACGGTTACACTACTTATTGTCGGAAGTATTATAGACTGAGGTACCCCCAGCAAATATTCACCGAAGGTGAGAACATAAGCGTCAGCTCTGTCTGGTGATTTTAATCCGCGCTTCTTCATGTCCTTCTTACTTTCAAGGAGCATCTTACCTTTGCTGGTCATTGACCATTTTCTTGTATCGCTGATGACCGCGGCCATATGCCCAGTACGTTCGTTCCTCTATGCTGCGGCGAAGCTTCTCATATTCGAGGTCGTCTGGCTGAAAGTCAACCAAGGGGTTGTATGCTGCTGCATTAATCTGATCGATTAGCACGATTCTGATGTTCATATCAATTACCTCCATAAATTTATACCATTAAAAAGCCATCCTTTTACTAGGATAGCTTCACTGTTTGCCCAGTTATTTTCTGGTGCCGCGGATAGAATCCATGAACCTTAAGCATTATTAATCTCTGTTGGTTTTGTTCTACTGCCATATAAATCAGCATAACTTCATCGTCTGTCATATTCATGTTTAAAAGATTATCCAAGAGGTCCTTTTGATCATTTTGAAGTTTATATCCTGCAATAAAATCTAATATAAAAAAGAATGTATTAAGGTAACTTTGTATGAAATAGGAGTTCTCTGTAGGCTTCACTCCTCCTAGATATTGATCATGTGTCAGCATCCTAAAAATTCCGTTATATCCCGTATAATATTCTCCGTTTAAATAGTACTGAATTTCTTCAGCTCGTCTATTTTTAGTTTGGATGAGATCATTAACAATTCCCATTGCTGTTTGGAGATTCAGTAAGTTTTTCTGATCCTCCAATTGGTCAGCAGATCGAGCCGTTTCTTCTCGCTGTAACTTCAATTCTTCGGTCTGCATCTCCGTAGCTTCTCGTTGTAGTGACAACTCTTGTCGCTGCACTGCAATGGTGTAAATCAACCCGGCAAATGCGAAACCCGAAAATAATGCGTTGACCGCCCCAAACATATCCCCAAATGTTCCGCGATCATCATCCCCTACCCATCTATAAATCGCCGCTGCTGAACCAGCCCATATTAGAAAAATCCCTATAGCAATTATTGCAATATACTTCTTCTTCATCCGACCACTCCCAATCTATTTCTAATACATCTTCCAGTATCAGACAATAAGTGAGGTTGGTCAAGTTGATATAAGGGGCAACAAAAAAAGCACCCTAAGGTGCTTACGCAATAGTTATTTTCTTAGATGTACATGGTAAATACCATCGGAATACCTATTTTCTTCTTCCGATAGGCCATCTTTGACTTTCGTGACAGAAGCCACAGTTCGCTTTGGACGAATCTTTCCAAAGATTTCATCACCAGGTTCCAGATGATAAAGCCAATTGTAAGATTCGCTATCAACCTCTTCAACTGATAACTCGGCGATTTTCATTGGCCCTTCGTAAAAATGGATCTGATCTCCAACTACAAACTTTGGCATTGAAATTCCTCCTTGATTAATAGTTTTAAGGCATGTCACAGAGAATTTACTCTATGCTCTCGAATTAAATCAATACTACGATAATCATCATCATTCTTTTCTAAAATGGATACTAAGTAAATTCCAGCTTTAATTCCATAGCTTCTTGTATATGGTGGTAAATGACTCCTACTTCTAAGGTTCTCTTTGCTTTCTCCATGGTATTTTCCGATGAGCCCTGATTTAGTAGAAAGGGAAATAACATCATAATTATCCCAATTAAGATTATAGATATGTTCTGATATTTCGAACGCAGTTAGATCACCCGGTATTTCATAATCCCTTAAAGCTTGTAAGAGTTCATAAGATGCTGAATCATTGTATTCAAATTGTTTGGATACCATAGAAATAAAATCTTGATTTGTTTCTTCATGTACTTTTTTCGACATCACCATCACCCCATTTCCAAATTATATTTCCAGTATCATACAATTAAAAGAATGAAGTCAAGAACCTTATTTTTGTTGAGTTGGTTTCAATGTTAAGTGACCATCATATGCATGCGTACGCTCGCTCAGACGCTGTCTTCCGCTCTTCAATCGACTGATCCCTTGCAAACCGAACGTTCTCATATAAACGAGCTCAGAACGGCTCACATTCTGTCATATGAAGGCAAAAGAAAAAGCACCACGATGGGTGCTAGTGATACTAAATCGTATTATTGATCCACTGTTGAATGAACGCATCAGTTGATTTCCATGCTTCAATTAAACTGTCATGCGTGCTGCTTAACCAAGATGTGTTTGTATCCTTGTCAGTAATGACTTGTTTTAACTCAAAGATATAACTTTCATAAGCTTTAATATAACTTTCTATTTCTCCTCGGTCCAATTCCTTCTCCCGATAAATTCTTAACAACTCTATATGGCATTGTTGAGACATGGACAAGTAACCTTGAGCAACGATATAAATCGTCGTTTCATCATGCTTCTCCAATGTATTATAAGCCTCACATGCATCAGAATAAGAAAAATGCATGATCCGTTTGAAATGATATAGTGTATTGATTAATTGATCTTTCTCTTGATTTGGATTCACATAATCACTCTCCTTAGATATTCATATTTCGACATTTTGAATGTGTTTCCTCTCCGCGGATGCTTCGTTTTATAAGTCTTTGATGAATCTATTTTGTAGAATTACCCTAGACGAATGTATCTTCCATATGATGCAGCCTCCTTTTGGATACAAAAAAGACGCCTTAATGTGACGTCTCTCTTTTGTTTTACTTATTTAACTGCTTTCCTATAATATCCAGAACTTGAATAGGCAAACAGTCTAACTTCACTAACATTTTTATATACTGGTCTAACCCCTGTAAAGTTCTAACAAGCAAGGTGCTGTCAATATTGTCCTTAAGCTTAAAATGATAATTATCCTTCACAAAAGATTCTGCTAATAGTAGATCACAACTGTAAGGTAGATGCGACACAAAAGACATTCTAGAAATAAGATATTCTATAAACGCGATCAAATCATCAGAATAATCAGGCTCAGGCATACTAAACATGCTCCGATCCATTTCTACTGGTTCCCCTGAATAATATGATGCAGCTTGTTTTGAAAGGTAGTATGCATGATCGAATATTCTTTGAGTTAGACTTGGATCCATTTCACCATGAGTTAATTTTTTAGAAACAAATCCCTTCCTATCGGTAGATGTCAAATCAAACGTTGATTTGCATATCTCCATAAAAAATATAATTAATTGTGACGATGCATCTGCTAGTAAATACTTAATCAATGATTTTTTATCACCATAGCCTGTACGGTGATAAAGTTTTGTTAATGATCTCATGTGGTGTACATAATAATTTATTGCACCAAATGGCTCATTAAATCTTGCTTCTCCACTTAATGTATGGAACAGTTCACTAAGTAGAGGATCTTTTCTTAAAATTTCATTCCATGCATTCTTTCTTTGAACAAAAAATTCTCTATCTGTATAACCTAACCATTTATCCTTGTTTATTTCTAAGATTTCTTCTAGCTTATCTATATAATCATTGTCAATAACTTCAACGCCTGTCTCTTTCGCAAAGTCTTTGATATTCCAACGTGTTGGCTTTCTTACTAACAAGGCCCTGTTGGCATTTAAATAATTCTTCAATCCAGATAACCAGAAGATTCTATCTAGAGGTTTACTTTCACCGGACTTACATTCAGAAATCGCCATAACTCTACCAAATGAATCCGAATATTTAATTGCTAGAACATCTACATCAGTTGCAGTATCAATGTATCCTGTAGTGTAGATATTGATTCCTCGTCTAACAAAATATCCTTGCATCATAAACATTCTAGCAACTCTGTATTCCAGTGGGTCTCCAATTACTAGCTGAACTCGTGGAATTCTTGTACCGATAGTCACAGAACTTTCACTAGACTTAGCTCCCACTTGCTTAGTTTCCACTTTCTCAGCTTCATATCTTTTACCGCTGTTACTCTCAAGAGTTGATCTTTTTGTCGAAGCATCCTCAAAAGGGGGGGAATTCGCTAAAATACTGTCTTCTACAGAGCTCTCCCTCCCTGTAGAGGCGTCCTCTACATGACTCTCTTTCTCTAAAGGTGTGTCCTCTACATGGCTCTCTTTCTCTAAAGGTGTGTCCTCTACATGACTCTCTTTCTCTAAAGGTGTGTCCTCTACATGACTCTCTTTCTCTAAAGGTGTGTCCTCTACATGGCTCTCTTTCTCTAAAGGTGTGTCCTCTACATGACTCTCTTTCTCTAAAGGTGTGTCCTCTACATGGCTCTCTTTCTCTAAAGGTGTGTCCTCTACATGACTCTCTTTCTCTAAAGGTGTGTCCTCTACATGGCTCTCTTTCTCTAAAGGTGTGTCCTCTACATGGCTCTCCTTTACAGGGAGTACACTTACTGTTTTAGTTGCTTTTTTACTATTTTGATTATCATTTTCTGACACATTTATTTTATCTTGCTTTTTTCTAAGACTTTTAGGTTTAAAATCCTTTTTCATGTTATCGCCCCTTACGATGTGTACGTAAACAAAACACAAGACTATCTCGTTCTTGTTCCAATTGGGCTGGCAGCGGACTTGTAATTCGAACTTGTTCCGATGAAATGAAATTTCCTTGCTGCTTCAATTTTGTAGCAATTTCTGCATCATTAATTGGAGTAGGTAAGACGCCTTTTGTATCAAGAACCTCATACACTGTTTGAACAACATCTTCTTTTTTTAATTCCATGAAGTATCTACCTGGCTGCAGTCTAGATTCTACTACACTAACTATACCTCGTGCTAAAGGCATCGGGTAGTCCTCACCGATTGCCGTTGCAGGACCAACTGTCCCTTTTTCAAGGAGAGCATTAATCAAAACTGAAGGATCATTTATTCTCCCTCTACCAGTTTGTGAAAACAGTTGGCCAAACCTCAAACAATTTAGGAACAATTTAGCATCATCTAATACATCACTGCTTAATTCGTTTGCTCCTAAAGCTCCCCAAATATATGGCGCTGTAACAAAGTCTTGCTTCATTTTCCCTCTACTTGTTACAATACGAGATGAATCAATTAATCCACACTTAATAAGTAGTCCCACCGTATTTTGATTGAAATCACTGCGTAGAGGAGTACCAGGATTAGATCTTACATGCTCCAAAATATCAAGTGCTTCTTGTTTTTCATTAGGATTCAAATCATTTATTGTCACAAACACATCACTTGCGTTTGCTTGAAAAGCATTAGGATTATAAATTAATGCGTTGCCCTGGATTGTATCCTTTGTCTCCGATAAAATATTTAAAACAAGCATATGTTTTAACGTTATTTTAATCAGTTGCTCTGGATATCCTTTATGGGTTAGCAAATCAATCAATAAATCTTTTGGTATCGGAATTTTTAAAGTTTCTTGCAACATATGAATGGTCAACTTAGCTTGGACACTAGGATTTAGCTTTTCGAATAGCTCTCCTGTTACTGAAAGGATGTCCACTTTATCGGTTTTTCTCACTGTTATAGAAGTCAGAGGAACATCATCTAAAGCAGAACCACTCCAGCTTATTTGTACTGCTTCCATCTGTTCAAGAATTTTTAATACATCAGTGCATTCTCTAGGTTTTAATCCTGCCATTTTCCTGTAAATATCAAATTGAGTAGCATTTACTCTACCCAATCTTCGCATAGGAGACAACAGCATACTAACCTTTGCAGAAATAATAACTGATTCGTATGGATCGAAGACTGCTTCATTTAGATTGAAACTTTGAATAGACTTATACGTGTTAACAACCCATGCCCCAGTAATCGCATAACTTTCGGTTAGTAATTGCATCATTTTTCCCCCAAGGTTTAAAAATAGTAAATAAGACAATTTACGAGAATATAATAGCACATTTTTCCTATAAACGTAATCCTAATACAGATCAATATACCTAGAGATACATAAATAAAACTCATGAGTTACAAAAAAACACGTTTTTGCGTCGTTTTCAAATTGTTTTTCAGTTTACTTATGATATATATTTTTAACGGTGATCTTACCCGCTTTCCCCACATCCACAACGCCACATCTTCAAGATTTCAAAAGATTCTTGTCGGGCCCTCTCCAGTGTGCCTAGTACTGTAACGAGCACTAGGCACACTGGAGAGGGCTTAACTTCTCTATGTGCCTAATTTATTGCTGTTTCAGGGTCATTCGATTGCAAACATATCGTCAATTTAACGTCACTTTCGTGGGCCATAGCATCCCACAATCCTTGAAGGTGATGCTATGCTCTTTTTTATTATCCCCACTATATGATTGGGAGATTTAATCTTCAGTTTATCTTTTTATTGACACACTACTTATTGACGGAAGCATTATAGATTGATGTGCTCCCAGCATATATTCACCGAAGGTGAGAACATATGCGTCCGCTCTATCTGGTGACTTGAGACCACGTTTTTTCATGTCCTTCTTGCTTTCAAGGAGTATCTTCCCCTTACTGGTCATTGACCATTTTCTTGTAGTCAATTGAGAAGTGAGTATATCATCATCAGGAAGTTGTAGGACTGCCTGCTCATTGTTCATATAATTGCTCATATTTTGTTCCAGTTGCCCCTTTATATAAGCCCACATTTCAGCGCCCAGGTTTCCATAATGTTCATCCAAAGATGATGATCCATTGTTAATTGGAATGACTTCATACGGGAGTCCTTCTTCTGCTATAACCTCATTCAAACGATCCGTGACACCACCACCTACACCGGTATCATCTATTCTGATTCTCGTATGAACGACTTCTGGGTACTGTGGCAACAATTCTCTTATCAAATTCAACACCCAGCCAGCAGTAACCATTGTATCTTTCTTGAAATGATGATGATGCCCAACTGTTACAGGACCTATCCCCGCGTACATTGACGTCTCGTCATCACCAAAACGGGCAACGTCACAGCCGATGGTCAGGATATCTCCTATCGGTTCTAGGGTTACATCTTTGGCAGCAAATTCAGCCACTTCTAAAGCAATGAAAGTTTCAGATTCTCCACGAGGGAATTCCCCTTCCACCCGTACACGCCATACATCAGAACCTTTTCCATACTTTCGTTCAAGCATAGCTATGTTCTCTTTGCTTGTTCGAGGACTGTTTAAGCAGGACACTTTATGTGTATTGTAATCCGCACGGTCTCGGTTGTGAGAGTCATAGAATACACCACTGGTCCGAGTTGGGTTCCCACACATGAGCAGCTTATTGAATTCACCTGAGAGCGTTCCCAGGATAGCCTCCATGATACGATCTTCAACCCCGGAAGCTTCGTCCACAATGAAAAGCATGTAGTCTTCATGGAAACCCTGCATGTTTTCTGGCTTAGTTGCTGTCCGGGCTGTAGCAAACCAGCGCTCCTCGTAATTTCTCATGTAAATCTTAGTCTTCGTCCACTTGAGTATCCGTTTGAGCAAAGGGCTTTTCTCTTGCCACTTGCTAATCTCTGCCCACAAGACATCGTGCAACTGCTGACGAGTCGGTGCAGTACAGATAACCTTCGGAAACGGGAAGCACGACAGGAACCATAATGCCACCGCAGCCTCAAGGCCGGTCTTACCAACACCTTGTCCAGATCGCACCGACACCCGTGGGCTTCCCGCTATATCCATTAACACTTCTGCTTGCCACTCATCAGGAGTGAATTTCAGTAGCTCCACGCAAAAAAGAACCGGGTTCTTCCGGTACTCTGGAATGCGTTTTTTGAATGCAGCAAAGCGGCGTTTTGTTTGCGGAGACTCTTTACTCACCAGTTTCCACCGCCTTTACCCAATCTTCGATCAGATCATCCTCGGTATCTCCATCGCCGTTCTTAAGTTTCTCAATCTCAAGGCGGGTTTTATCAACTTTGGCCTGCATCTGATCCAGTTTCAATCTTCGCTCATCTTCCTGCGGCGCGATATCAAGGAATTGTTTGATAGCTCCCCTGATCTCACGCATGACCGTAGCCTCTGCCTTGATGAAACTAGCGTATTTATCCCAAGCGAATTGAATTTCCCATTCGTATTCATCTCCATACTCACCTGGTTTCTCTCTTTTCAACTCTTTGGTCATATCTTCTTTGTCTTTGATGAAGAAAATACGCTGCGCCCAAATGATTTTACGGAAACCCTGGGTGATGTTATGCCAGATCATATCTATCGGTTCCATTTGCTGAACAATATCTATGAGTTCTAGGTACTCAGGATCTTGCGGCTCGAACTTACGGAACAATCCATGTGTTACAGCTTTCTGATTGCCCAGCGGCCCCCCTTTACCCCCTCTGTTACCTTTAGCATTCTGATTGCCACGAGGAGCACCTGGTTTAGCGTTAGCCATCTTCCCTTCCCATTGATCAAGCGATTTCCACTTTCGGACTGATTCAGGTGTAATGCCCAACTTTTCCGCAATCTCTTTCGGCTTCATCACAGCGCCGCTATCTTTCCATATCTTGAACGCTTTCTTCCGATTCGGATTCTGTTTTCTGCTCACAAAATTATCACCACTTTCATGTAATTGAGTTGGAATTCCTATTTAAGGTCAGTAATAGTCAAACGTTACGAATCAAAATAAGCCTCCGTCTGAATCGTAGGCTGTTGTTCTGTACTCATATTCACTAAATAATGTAAGTTGACTGAAACATAAAGGTAATTCTGTTTCACTCATTTCAGGCATAAAAAAACGTGTTTCTTCATCTAATGTACTCATATTATTTAAATGAGTGCACTAAACGGTGATTTATGTTTCACTCATATCACCTTAATTTCAGAATTGCTCTGTCCATCATGTCCTGAGTTAACCCAATATAGTCCAAAGTCTCTCTTGGATCGATGTGTCCGAACATCTCCATTAGTAACGCTAAATTCTCTGGATCGTCCATATAAAGGCGGTATGCCCAAGTCTTCCGCAGCGAGTGAACACCGATGTCTTTCAATCTGAATTCACGAGCTGCTTCACTCAGAAAACGATATGCAGTGGTTCGATCAATCGGCTGTTTCCGCATTCGACTTACTGTTTTAACTTGGCGGCTTGGAAATAGACAATCATTCGGGAACATGTGCGCAGTGTAGTCATCCAAATCTGATCGAATACTTGGATGAATTATAAATGTTTTAGCATGCTTGTTCTTTTGCTCAACCATGCTTATGTGAGTTCCCTTAGTTTGCCACACTCTAAGACTAAGTAAGTCAGAAACACGAAGTCCGCTGTATATACCCATACAAAAAAATAAGTAATTACGCATGCTTCGTATATAGAAGTATTCCTTCATCCCATCTATAATACGTTCGTCGCGAATTGGTTGTACCTTTCTCATTCAATCACCTTCTTTGACTCTTCTGATCCTTTCCAACACCGTGGCATAATGCATAATTGATTTACACCTGTCCAAGTTCCCCATCCACACCCACGACACTGTTCCGGCTGCTTGTCCGATACTCTTGGAATAGCCGGTTCATTTCTGCTGTAAAAATGACCATCCATACTCTTCCCTCCAATACAAAAAGGCCGCTCCTGAGAGCGACCTTTTATTTACGTTATTTATATGTATTTAAGATAACATGCTATAATTGCGTATTTACTTCATATTTTCTAGATGTGTTAATCGCCCCCACTCCGCAAGCGCCATCCTTTCCATAATATACGTAATGTAAAAAGGGCCGAAGCTCCTATTTTCATTACGTATATTGCTCTGCTCTTAGATTGGTCGGTCATACGCTTTTAAACTGATGGATCATTTTATTGCGTTAATGATCTTATATCCACCCCAAATATTTGTGGGAATAATGTTTCAACGCGGCTACTTTTAATTTTTATGTTTCGAAAGCTAATAATTCCCATTAAAGTTTCCGATATATTAGTGTTGTTACAATACTTGTTTACAACAGGTTTAGAAACTCAAGGAGGAGTAAAGAAATGATTTTGCGTAAGAAATGGATGTTACTAACGCTAATAATGGCTGTTGTATTGCTATTAGCAGCTTGTGGAGGAAAAGAAAGTGATGCCGATGTAGTGGGACAAGACGGTCCTCAAGACCATTCACTAGAGGATTTCATGCCACTAAGTGAAGGACTGGAAAATTATTCAGTTTGGATTACAACGGATATTTATCCTGAAAGAAGGACTTATTTTGACGGTGTTTATGTTTTTGCAAACGGAGAAGTAACTGCTTATACGAACTGGGCAAACCTTTATATGAGGGATATTATCAATCTTACAGATGATGAAATTATTCAGTTGGTAAAAGAAAAAGCAAGCGTTACATATACAGGGAAGTATAAGCTGGACATCACTTTAGATGGAGTAGGACAAAATACTGAATCATTAGCAGTTGTTTTAGAACCTGGTTATACAATGGTACACAAATCAAAAAACTACACCCCTGACAGGTATAAAGATAAAGGGTTTTCAACCCTAGAGGAATATGCAAAAGAATTAGAATCAAATGGGCAAAACGGTAAAGTTCAAGAAGTTGGTGATGATTACATAGTTTTTGCTACTGTAGGTGAGGAGCCGCACTCACTTATATCAGACATAGGACCAGGCATGCTTACACAGAAATTATTAGATAAAACATACTCAGGATTAATCTGGCGCGATGATCGAAGTATATTAACAAGGGTTGAAGATTCATTTATTGGTTTTAGAGCAGACGGTCCGGATACTAAAAAAGATAACGTAACAATTGAAGGACAGTAAACAAAGGCACATGCTGATAGAGCATGTGCCTTTGTTTATCTTTTTCCCCAGAATTTACTCTGGGATCTCCCCGCAACCTTAATAAACCTTTTACACACACCCCTTATTGTAGTTCGCTACCTTTACATCTTCTATTTTCATTGGAACAATTCGTGCTGCACATATCAGTATCAGCGCTGGAGCGTGGAAACTCATTGTCACATATAATACATTTTTTTGTGTTAGACTTGTAGATAGTGTAGCACTCTTGGGGACTAATACTTAAATTCCACCAGTCGCGTCTTGAGGTACGCCTTTACTGGACGGTTATGTACTCAAAAGTTCATGGTTATGGCGATATGGCAATTAGTATAATATACGCATCGAATGTCGGCGCTCCTATACTCACTATGTTAAGTACCCTGGCAGACGGTCCCCGACTGTGGAAGATCATGCATGACAATTCAACGATCCCTCTCGCAAACAACATATAACCCCTCCTAAATACTAATATATTTACATAACGTATTGAGATTGGAGCAATGCCCCATTTGGACACCATGGAATGGACAAAAGACTTTGCTAGATGCTTTGGATGGATGTGTTTGTATCCATCCAGAACTATCTGAAATAAAACAAAGAGCAGGATGGATACCATCACTGCTCTTTGTTTTATTGTTTACGACTAACTTGGCATAATTAAACCAATCTCACCTTCGTTATTACGACCTCTTCCATAGTCGATTGTTACAAAATCTAACGTTCGATTGAATTTCAGACTGTTAGCTATATTAGCTATAGCTCTGCGTCTTTTGTCCGCAAACGTAGTCGCTGCGATACCAGGAACGTCCTTGCGATATCCTTTTTCCATGTATTCTTGAGCTTTCAAATACTTCTTACCATCTAGGAACAGTAATTTTGCTACCACACCCTCGTGGACATCTTTTAAATTGTTTATAGCAAATCGGACATTGTTAGAAATGAACACATATAGTTTGTAGTTGGCGTGACGCTTGTCTTTCATGATAACTGCATTTGCCGTGACATCTGCAGTCAGTTCATGGCCTGATTCGCGTTTCGCAACCGTTCCCTCCGCAGACAACAACTCATAAGCTGACATACCATTCTCGATCTGCTTGAGTGCGTACTCATAATTTTGAATGATGTCAATCATGTCCACATATTTACAAAGAAGCCATTTGGTTTTACGGATATCTTCTTCATCCACATCCGAAAAAAAGTTTAATTGAATGATCTTTTTGGTATCATCAACGTCTTCCTGCTTAGGTGTGATAACTACTACTTCTTCTGTGCTCATGCCGTTCCCTCCCGGATCTCCCGTTTACATTTTTCTCTCATCAATTCCAAGCACCGATCTTCGAACCACTCAAGTTCCCTCTTAAGCTGATCCCGGTCGGATGCAATCTTGGCATTGATTTGAGTCAGATCTTCCATTGCTTGATCACGTTCGTTTATAGCTTCAATCAAATCCTCTGGAGCTACGCCTTCCCACTCATTTATCAAACCAGCTACTCGGTTGTTCATTCCACCACCAGCTTCCCTAACTTTTTCAGGCTCCGTCTGCTATGGACCCCGGTGAAGCTATTGAGGTATGCAATCTTTTTCATGGTTCGTGAAGAGTCCAATTGCGCTGCCATCCGATCAGGGAAAGTCATTTCATGACAGTGTTCATCATATCTAATCTTCTGAGCCTCAAGCCCGATTACCAGGCAGGATTGTATTGCAACGGCATCGTCGTAAGTTAATCCAAACTGTCTCATTCTGTATCCACTCCTTCCCCACCCAAAAGTTCAGGGTTTTCGTAGATATTTCCGATCACTTCTCCGTCAGCGATGTATCCCAAATGTAAGCCCATTAAAGGCTCCTTGCCTCTGAATAACTGGAACATGCCTCCGTATAACCTCACTACCAGATTTTCAGGCAAAGGGCCGCTACTCTCAAAATTCAACTTACTTACTTTAACGATATCGCCATCGTAGTAATCCTTACCTTTGCTGTCCTTTATTCCGGAATAGAGCATTAACACCATGTACGGTGACCATATGCATACCTTCAACCAGTTCCGTTCCAAGAACTCGTATGACATTTCTTTCGTTTCTGTATCCCACGCTCTTGCTTTGAATTCATACAGGCTCATGCTTATCCGCTCCTTCCTCAACCTTTGGATATATAGACAAACTTTCATCTGTATCAATAAACAATGCTCTTAGCTTAGAAGGGAAGCGCCCCGGGTTCTTTTCCTGCAATCGTTTTTCTCGTTGCTTCATGTATGCTTGGATATCTTCTTTGATCATTTCTTTTTCGCTTTTGGTGTGAAGGACGTACAAATCATGCGATTCTACATCTCTTCCTACTACGATCAATGTTCCATTCTCTGTGCCAGCAAGTATCTGAAGAGTCTTGCCGTTCAGTTCTTGCCACTCAAATGGTTTTCCGAAATTCAAGTCTTTCATTGTTCCGCTCCTTCCTCGACCTTCGAAAATGAATACTGGCTTGTTTCGTCCGCTCCACAATAAGGACAAAAGTTAGCTCTGGAGGACGGTTCGACTAGACTGAAAAACCCATCGCAGTCCATGCACGCATATGTGATTACCTCTTTACTCATTGTTCCGCTCCTTCCTTGGGAGCCAACACTGGCTCTCCATCACGTCTCACAACGGCTGGAACGCCTGTTACCGGGTCTACAATTAACAGGTAGGTGTCATCGTCTCCATCGTTACAATCTGGCTGGTAATTCTCAAAGTTTTGTCCGCATTTAGGGCAATCATCAAGCTCATGACCATCCAGTTCATAGAAAACACTCTCGCATGCGAAGCAATACATTTCGTTAATCTCAATTGCCATGTTGCTGGTTTTGTGGAAGTCGATTGTTTTACTCATGGTTTGTATATCCTCCTATTTGGGGAGACCAGAAACCCTTATCCGGCCTCGCTTCGCTTAGTATTTCGGTCGAATCGGACGCCTCCGGCCAATTATTTACGGTCTAATTTTGACCCATGCTTTTTCATCATTTCGTAAGTGAAATCAATGCAGTGCCCAATTGCTTCACTGCGGTTGATAGATTCAAATCCCTTTTCAGATAGCATCTCTATAATTTGACCAAGCTTTTTTGCTTGCCCGTTGTCGATGTGTAGTAATTTCACGTCTATCCCTCCTATGTTATAAGTCCAGTACAGCCAATAACGCGGATTAGTTATTGAAATTCAGTGAATTGATTAATGCGCACTTGCTAATACCTAATTCCATGATTTTGTCCTCAATTTTTACGGGATCAATATAGTCGAATCCTGACCACATTTCGATTTCGTGGTTTACGTTCCCAACGAATATTTCATGTCGCTCAATCCTGCAAATAGGATAACTTTCAGCGACTTTCCACGCATCGAGCTTATTCCTTGATGGTTGAAACTTTTTTACCTCATACATCAACGATCCATCTTTATCAACCCAGTATTCATTTTCCCATGACTCAGGTTTATGCCTTTTCCAACACATGACCTTTTCCGCAACCAATGTATCAATTTCCTCGCCAGGCTCCATCTCCAACACTTGCTCCCGGGTCAACGCTGTTTTTGTCATCTATATATCCTCCCCACCCTTATTTTCGTTTGAAACTGAAGCTTGCTATTGAAAGGAACATAATCAGCCACATCAGCAGTGCTGTTCCAGGATTTCCGTCCATCCATTCAAAGAATGTCATGTGTTATATCCTCCTTAGTAGGGAGAGGCCCAAAGGACCTCATCCCTCTTTTTTCAGTACAGGATGCGCAGTGCTTCGGGATCGTCCTCCTGGAAGTCCCGGTACTCCAAGCCCTCCTTACGGGTTGTGCTCAGGGAATCCAACGCTCTCTCGATATACTGATCAGATACTGTGTAGATTACAGGTGTTTCGCCTGATGCGATGAGTACCTTAACTTTTTCCAAGGACGTCACCTCACCGTTCAAGTTAATGTACTGTCCGGCGCGAAGATCGTTAATATGAATCGTCTTGATGCCCTTCATTGGTTCCCCTCTCCTTCCTGACCCAAAGCCTCCACAATGTTCTTGTGTGCCATCCCGTAAAACTTTTTGTCCATTAGCTTGAGTGCATCCGTGAGCGCCTTGCGTAGTCTGATGTTCTCTACATCCAAACTATCTGAGTATTCCAGCAGTTGAGCCACCGTAGCATTACCTGGAGCTGGTATAAATCCCGTGTTAACCATTGCTCTAATTTCTTGAAGGCGTTCCTCTGTCATGACTGTTCTTCCTCCCCTTCTTCATACCAAGTGAATTCGTCCCCGACTTCTTCCCAAACCCATTCTTTATAGGCCTCGTTTATTTCTTCTTCCGTAACATCATCATCAAATTCAAATGTTTCCTTGTAAGTCTGATACCCAACGCCTTTGTTCCGGCTGAACACGATCCGTTTCATGCTGCTTCCTCCCTAATCTTGAATCCACTCATACTCCATAAAGAACTGCTGGGATAGCATCTTCTCCAACTCTCCACGTCCGTCTATTGGGTTGTAGTAAACGTATCCGTCCCGGCACTCAGCGATGGCAAACACCTCGTCTCCGTCTTCAAGGTGCCTGTAGAATCGTGCCAGACGTCTCTTGATCGGTATGCCTGCCATCTTGCTAATCCATTTGGCGATACGGCATAATCTCATATCCTCTTTCGTGCATTTCTGTTGCAAATACGGTGACTGATTTCTCCCTGACATTGCCCTGCGCTCCGCTAACCGTGATCATGTATCCGTCTCCGATCCAACGGCTCTTAGCTCTGCAATACAAACCAGCTTCCTTTATCGCTTCCAGAACCTTGGTTTCCCGCGCTCTTGGCAACCGGATGAACAACTTATCTAGATTGGCTGTGCCTCCGTCCTGCATGCCTTCTGTTGCTTCCTTTGCGGCCTTGTGTGCTGCTTTCAGATCTTCGGTGAATTTTGTATAGTCCATCTGTATATCCCTCCAAAATTACTTTTTACTAAACTGTTTACGAAGGCACTTGTCACATACCACATATGACTTGTTTCCGAAGACTCTCACCCTGCGAGGGCATTGCATGCACTTAACCTCATGTGGCGCTAAAACTTTGAAGCCCATCTGTATCCCTCCTTGGTTAGAGGCCCGAGCCTCACAGCTATTTGTTTGAAGGCGGTGAATAAGAAATCATGTTTTTCTTGATGAACACACTTAGCGACACCGTTGGAACATCACGGTAGTAACACCAGGCTTCAAAGTCATTGGTGGTCGCCATTTCGATATCACCTGTTGATTCATTTCTCACAACGTATACAATGTCATTTTTAATTTCAGGCAAGTGTTATCTCTCCTTTGGTGGGCCTAAACCCAATAATTTATCTAATAAATGTAAATCGAGCGGTACCCTCCCAATTTTATTAACTTTGTAGTGTGTGGTGGGAAGGGAGGGTATTCCCTTCCTCTGTTAAAAAAGTGCCATCTGTCCGACTTTTCCAGCAGCTATCGGATTAATCCATAAAACCTCGGTCCGGATCCGACCAGCTTCTGCTTTGACCGACTTCGTTTCCCTGCGCCACTCTGCCAATCGCTCGTCATACATCGGATGCGCGTATCCTGAAAGTACAACCGGTCCAGGATGATCCATTAAAGCGTCAAGTAGTTCCGTGTGATCATCCTCATTCATTTCGTTCTTATACATCCGCTTACTGCGAGTTGATAGGATATATGGTGGATCTGCATATATAAGGACTTCGGGGCGTTTATATCGTTCAATCAGCTTCACAGCAGGCTGACATTCTATCTGCACATCCCTTAGGCGGTCCGTCACTTGCATGATTTTGTCCGGTAGCTTCTGCCAGTCACGAGCTGGATGAGGTGCGTTCAAATCAATGATGTGCCTCCATCCTGTCCGATCACTTGTTTTTCCGCCTCGGGCCATCCAGCAACGGACCAAGAATCTGCGTGCCCGTTCGATATCGTCCCCTTCGGTTTCATAGCCCTTGTAATACTCTTCTCGGGCATATGGAGTCCAATGAATAAGTCTGGCCAGTTCTTCGGGCTGATCCCGAATGATCTGAAACAGGTTAGATACCTCACCGTCCAGGTCGTTCACCGTTTCGAGAATAGATCTGCTTTTATTAAAAAGTATGGCTCCGCTACCGAAGAAGGGTTCCAAGTATGTGGTGTGATCAGGGAACTGGCTGATAATCCAATCCGTCATGCTCCATTTGCTCCCTGGGTAGTGTAGAATCCTGGGCATCTTCATATCTCCGCTCCTTCCTCTGTTATGGGGTGCTACATGCTGAATGCCATTTGTCCTTGCTCCTGTTCTGCGTAACGTTCCAGCGTCAGGTTGTTTCCCGATCCTGTGCAAAGCTCCGGCAGATTCGCCCGGAACATCGCCTCTGCAAATGGCGGTGGAACTGCGTTGCCGCAACGGGCTACCTGAGCTGATGCAGGATATTTATTGCCTCGTGCATCTCGGTCAATAATGTAACTGGATGGGAATCCTTGTGCCGGGTACAACTCACGGGCCTTCAGCATTCGGAACCCTATATCAACGATTTGATACGGCGTTCCTTTGATAAGCACCAACCCGAATCGGTCTTTAGTTGGTATGGTGTGCATCGGATCGTGAAGGCTCTGGCCCACTCCGGCACCGTAGTATTTAATGAGCAGCGCCCGAACCTCTCCAGCGTGTATGCCGCCTGCTGTGATCGTTGGCAAGGGTTGGTCTGTACCACTGCCGTAATTATCACCGCGAAACTTAACCAGATGACTTGTGACAAGCGCAAAACGATTCGCCGTACTGATTGTGTGCATTGGCTCATCCAAGCGCTGTCCCCGTGCCTCAGTAGGTGATACCTCGCCGTAATACTTGGAGAGAAAAGCCATAACCAATTCATCCCTGTTTCCAAGATTGCTCACAGCTGCATGATCAGGCACGATATAGGGATTCTCGTTTTCTATCACGAACCGCTGCAACCCTCTTGCTATGCGTTTTAATGTCTTCTCCACCAAAGGCTTTTCCCTAGTGAAAATAGATGGGCATTCAATGGACCAATCGATACATTCTCCTGCGTTCCTCCAAGGTTTCAGCAAACCACTTTTAACTTCTGGTGATTTTGGATCGCCATGGGTCGGTTCAGGCCACATAATCCGCTTGCCATCTGATCGCATTACCATGAAAAATCTCTCTCGGCTGGTTGGCGCCCCGTAATCACATGCTTTTAATAATTTGGTTTCAACCTGGTATCCTTGCCGCTTCATCGCATTGACGAAAGTGTTATAGGTAAGTGCCTTCCGTTTTGGATCAGGCTGTCCGTTTTCAAGCAATGGACCCCATGATTGAAACTCTTTGACGTTCTCCAATATTTGAACCCTTGGCCTTACAGTAGCTGCCCATTTAACAGCAAGCCATGCTTGGCCCCTGAGTTGCTTGTTCTTCGGCTTTCCAGCAGCAGCATTACTGTGATGAGTGCATGAAGGACTGAGCCAATTCAATGCAACCGGCCTGCCGGCGCACACCTCGCGTGGATCAACTTCCCACACATCCTCTTGATAATGGACCGTCTCAGGGTGATTGACCTCGTGCATCGCGATAGCTGCCGGATCGTGATTGATTGCTATATCTACGCTGCGACCGGTTGCCAACTCAATTCCCGTACTGGCACCGCCACCGCCTGCGAAATTATCGACTATGATTTCCTTCATGTGTGTCTTGTCTCCCTTCCTCTGTTATCCGGGGAACTACAACCCCAGATAACGTTATACATTCGTTGTTATATGAATTATTTTCATATTAATCATCGAAGTGTCCGTATCCAAACGGAACTTGATGCTTCTCTTCAACTCTTACGATATCGTTAATCAAAGTCTCGAATATTGCGATTTGTTTATCATCCATCATTTCAATAAGCCGAACCTCTTTCGCTTTCAACGAACGTCCTGCCGCAGAAGAGATAAGTTCTTTTACCGGGTTTAAAGTTTGCTGGCGGTTCTGTTTCTCCTGATCTGCTTTCTGCTGTACCTCTTGTTTCAGGTTGTACTCGCCCCAATCCTGTTCATCGAACCAGAATCGATCCCCATACTTATCGCGGAAGGCAGATATCCAAAACTGGAGTAATTCCTCATTCGTTTGTATCCGATCATGACAGGGCCAGCAGAGCCGCAGCCCGTTGGTTTTAACTCCGCGCCCTTTCCTTCCTCGCGGATATACATGGTGAGTAGTCGTCCCTTCCGCGATCTTGCAGCATTCACAAATTCCGTTTGATTCTTCGATAAGTTCAGCTATGACTTCTTTTGGAAAATCGCCGCGCTCTTTCGAGCCTGGTCTGGATTGGTGATGGGCTAAAATGTCCTTCTTCCATTCCGGTACAGGCTTTTTGTCTTTCTTACTCCGCCCGAAGCTGCTCATTTTCTTTTCTTTCACTTTTTTCTCAGGTTTCCAGAATGTCTGATGGGCCATTTCTTCATCCACCTTTCCTTCGCTTTCCCTGTCCTTATGCTTATATTTTGAACCTAATTCACTACATACCCACTACGGATTTTATAGGTTCCAACAATCCAACACGCTCTAAAACAGCGTAATGAGCCTGTCTTTCCTGAGAAGTGGCCTGTACTCCGTTTACTGTGTATCCAACATAAAAAGCAACGGCTTGTTGCACTTCAGTGGGTTGTTCATCGAAATTGTTCAAGTTTAGGGCACTCATATCCAAACCTCCTTTACAAAGCCGAAAGTTGACTCTGTTTTTCTTCAAACTTTGATTTTATATCGAGAGGCAAGTCACTAATCACTGCATCCCAAGTGCTTATCAATTTTTTGTTAGAAGAACTTAATTGTTTAACCTGCGCATACCTTTCAGATAAAGCTGCGGAGAATTCATCTTTCTCAGCTTCAGTCACATAGCACACCTCCCAATTGACTATTAAGTTCCAGTACAATGTTGATCGTTCCAGTAAAGCGTTTCTTAGATGAGGTAAGGAAATATTTCCTTTACCTCTGAGTGGTGCCAACCTCACTGGACATATCCAGTGAACGCTCTGAGCCTAATGGCCTGTTTCCGTTCGCTCAGACGAACTTTCAACTCTCTAATCCAGATGGTAAGTAAAGTGAGGTCGTATTCAAATTCCCAATATCCATCGGTCCAGTATGGTGTTTCTTTGTAAGTTCTTCTCAAAGTGATTCAGCCCCCATTATTATATTCGTTATCGTATTACGTATATTTGTTCTTGACTCAATCATATACGATATCGAATATTCAGTCAATCCATCTTGCTAATAAATATTCGTTATCGTATAATCTCTTTGAAAGGGTGGCTGCTATGATTAACGTGAAACCTAATTTAATGCCTCTTTTAAAAGAAAAGGGGATTACTCAACAACAATTATCAGAAATGACCGGTATTCCTCAGGGAACCTTAAGTCGATTTGATAGAAATACTCGTCATGAATCTACACATTTGTTCACTATTGCAAGAGCATTAGGTATAGGTGTGGAAGATTTGTTTATAGTGCAGGAGCAAGAGGATAAGTAAACCTCTGTGCTCCTTTTTAATTTCCATTCAGACGGGATTCTTAACTTCTGGAAGCTCCATCGTATCTCCCTCTTGCCGAAACTCGATTTGATTTGGATCGTGTGTTGGACCCCAATGACCGTTTTCCTGTAAGATCTGCACAACGTCTTCAGCGTAAGTTTCGTCTGTATTTACAACCAGGTACATGTTGAACCCAACTTTCCCCTCCGAAACTCGACCATACTGAATTTTATGAAACAAGCGCAGCAAGTCTTCTTTCTCCTGTTGGTTAAGATGCTTATTAATGTCCTCGTTTTTGATTACGGTATGTTTGATTTTCATTTTGATTTCTCCCTTCATCTACTCGTTTTTTAAGTGCATTCGCCGCCCGTTTACGCGCTGATTTTTCCTTCTTGTATTGTGCAAGAGGAATGAATTCTCCTCGCTTTTTAACAAGTATATCTATTGGTAAAGTCGGATATTTAGCTTGGAATAGTTTCAGTTTGACTCGGAATGTGGAGGTCTCCACTCCTTTAATATCCACCACCCGTTGACTGTTATCTAATTCTGTTACTAGGAAGTCAGCAGTGTAAGTGACCTTCGGTTTCTCTTGAAGAACAAATTTAGGATGACATTCGAAGGCTTTAATCTCCCCAAACCTCTTTTGCTGGAGAAGGAGCTGATAATACTCTCCCTCAGCTATGCTATCGAATCGTATACCGGTTATATCCAGACTGTGCTTTTTAACGATCCATTCCGAGAACAATGTCCCGTCTTCAGTGACGATCACTTTGGTTGCATTGTATTTGTTCATTACACTTCTTCCGTCCTATAAGGAAGTACAATGTGGAGTGATCTCTCGTCACTTTCATCCAAGATATAAATTGGCTTCAACTTGCCAGGGAAAACCAGTGTCACCTTATCTCCTTCTAATGCTTTGATAGCATCTATGAAGTACTTGGAATTCAGGGCAACGGCAAAATTTTCGCCTTTAAACGAAACTGGAACTATACTCTCAATTGCCTTTCCAGATTCTCTCCCTTTGCCGCGAATGCTCACTTCATTCTCTGTGATACTGATGACGATCTGGTTATGCTTTTCTTCCTTGGCAAGTGTGTATACGAGGTCAAGACAACTCATTATCTCTCCTTTATCTACGATCACCTCGGTAACACCATCTGGCACAATCGACATCCGGCTCACATCCGGGAACGCCCCCTCCAACACTCGGGAGTAAAAGGTAAAACGATCTGTTCTCGCAAATACATGTACCACGGCCCCGGTAGAAGATTTAGAGAATCCGAATTCAAGATTGTCTTTATCCAAGATTATCTTCTGCAACTCACCCAATGCCTTGGCCTCAATGACAGCTCCACCCAAGTTACCTACTTCTGTGTGCTGCTCCGTTTTTGCAAGTCTGTGCCGGTCTGTCGCTTCAATGCCAAATACTCCGTCATTGATGTATACATGTGCTCCGGCCAGGATTGCCGCATTCTTCCCTGTTGGATCAGCAGCATAAGTCGCTTTTCTGAATAGCCGTTTAAGTTCTCTGCCTGTAGTCTCAAATAACTCGCTGTCATCAATGTCAGGCACCCTCGGAAACTCTTCTGGATCAAATACACCCATGTCAATTTCCTTCTTCCTAGAAATGATAATCGCGTTGTTGCCTTTTTTCTCAATGCTCACATCACCATTTAGTTTCTTGATTACTTCAAGGGATAGCTTAGGGAGTGCGATCTGACCAGGCGATTCAACTTGAACGTGTTCACTGAAAATGTATGACTGTATCGTTGTACGTGTATCCGTTCCAGTGACCTTAACACCTTCTGTACCAGCCTCGATTAAGAAGCAATCCAGAATAGGCATAATGTTCTTGCTTGCAATGGCCTTGCTTGCATCTTCCAAGGCTTCTGCCAGCAGCTCACTATCCACGACTATTTTCATAAGGTCGGATTCCCTCCTTCACAGCACTTTTAGCATTAGGATTGCATGCTGGACACGGACCCAACATCATCATTGCACCATTGAACTGGTACGTTACCTTTTGACCGTTACATGTTTTGCACATTCGGTTATCCCCTCCGTCTATTTCTTCCACCTACTGGCAGCAACTTTACAAATGGTTCGATCCGCTCAATGATCCGAGCTGCCTTCTTCTCATCCTGAGATCCCTTGGCATTGGCAAAATGTTTGAACAACTCTTGTATCGTTAGATTGGATGTGTAGATGGTCGGCAACCGCTCCATACGTCTCTGGAGAACCGGACCAATAACTTCATCCCTTACCCAACCACTCATCGACTCTGCCCCAATATCATCCATGATAAGCACTGGTACCGTTCTGAGAGCATCCAGTTTCTTTGCTACGCTCTCTTTGGAGCCAATGGCATCCTTAACCTCTTCGATAAAGTCAGGTACGTACACCATGAGGACATCCACTTCACATTTAGCTAACTCCCGTGCGATAGCTCCGGCAAAACAGCTCTTGCCCACTCCCATTGGGCCGTACAAATACAATCCTTGTACCGTTTCTTTGGGAACAAATTCACTACAAAACTTCACTGCTCCCGCAATAGCTGCCATCCTCGGAGGATCAGGTTCAATGTCGTCAAAGGTGGCGTTCAAAATATGCTCAGGAATGAAGTGACTCTTAATTCGTTCTCCTATGCCCTGTTGCCGCTCGTAAGACTTCAACAGCTCGCATTTTTTAAGCCTGAACACCAACTCGTCCTGTTTATCTGGGCTCGGTTCTTCAACGCTCCTATGACCCTTCTGGACGTTCTGACATCCTATTAGACCGGGGCACGTCTCGCATGCATCACATTGAGCCAAATGTTCGGATACATCCCTGTATCTTCTAGGGCTTGTAAGGTCTCCCGATCGATCAGGATAGGCTTGTCTGAGCCGTTTGATTTCCGGATGCCTGTCAATCTGCTGAATAGCTGCCTGCCTTCTTTCTGCAAACCTTGGGGGAATTAGTGCCTTGAGTTCCTCCTGAAAGCTGCCCATGTACTCACTCTCCTTGCTTCGACCTTAGATCAGCCAGCATTTGTTTTAAATCATCTGCGGTCACGTTAGATACCGGTTCAATCGGCGCATTTGGTACGGGAGTCGTTATTTGAATTTCTGCTGTGTCTGAAACCTCACGTTTGGCATGCAGTGAATATACAACTGTTGCGCAGTAACTCAGGTTTCGTATCTGATCCCATTTGTTCTTGGGTTTAAAATTGTCAAACGATTGGTCAATACCATCGATAACTGTTTGGAGCGGAATCCTCTCAGCTATGAATTGTTTAACCGCATCTTCATCGTTTAAGGTTATCTCCAGTCCCTTGCCTCTTCTCTGGAGATAACGAGCTGCCACTTGATTACGATATTCCGTTTGGGAAACCTCCCGATCAGAGTCAGTATCTGCTTCGGGTTTAGGAACAGAATCCGGGTTTCCCGTGTACGGTTCAAATACCGAATCGGGATCAGTTAAACAACAACCAACTTTAATAATGTCTTTAAACATGTCTTTAGAGGTGCCTTCAGCCTTACTCCCACAAGGGATTGGACTCTCTTCGACTTCCACTTTTCGTAACTCATCAGTTACACTTTTCGTAACTTCGGAGTTACACTTTTCGTAACTTTCATCTTGTTCTTCACTTTCTGGAGTTACACTTTTCGTAACTTTTTTACTGCCTATATTTAAAGAGATAAGTTCTGAAAATTTTTCACGATCCCACTCTTTCACAAGACTGACACGCCATTCATCATAGTTTTTGTTGAGAGAATAGACCTGTTTGCCATCCCAATAAATTACCTTACATTGTCCCAAGTAAGTGATCTCTTTTTTAGCGTCCTGTATGCGTACTCCACATAGTTCGAAATGCTTCAAGAGAGGGATAACTGCCTCTTTCTTCTGGCAGCCATACGACAGCCTTAGAATCAGCTTGAGAATCTTTTGTTGCCTTTCTGTGAACTTCCGGCTGATTATCTCATCCCATATTTCATTAGCAATCCCGATGAATCCATTCTTTAACTGGGGACTTGCCACTCTCCTCACCCCGGAAAATTCTGATTACTATCTCTTTCCACTGGCTGGATTGTTGAATTCCGCCAGAAGAACCTTCAAGCTATATTTCAACGAATTGATAACCTGATCATTACTTTCCACTGCGTTATGCCAGCGAACCTTGTCTGCCTCAGCATCAGCTTCCTTAAGACGAATCTCAATGATTGCCAGCTCCGCACGCTGAGCTTTGTCTTTGCCAGCAGCAAGGTATGCTTCTGCATACTCACGCTTTCTCTGGGCGTAGATACGTTTATAGTCTCTCACTGCTTCAGCAGCTCTACGGCCCAAAATAACCTGTACCTCGGTCAAAAACTCGATCTTCCGAGCCAGTGTAGCCGGATAATCGTGACTGCACTGTTCTGCTAGGCTGTATAACTCACCTAATGTATATTGTTTTTGTAGAGACAATGCAGTCACTCCTAAATTAATCTTTAATAATCATCACCGTAATAGGTATCTACATCATCTTCATCGACAACAACTTTCGCTCCTGTCGCGAAAATTTGGAACATTAATTTATCAAAGTCATAAAATGATGTCATGATCTCGTTGTTTTTAGATAAATCATGACTATCAATTTTAGAATTATAGACATGACCCTCTTTATCTAAGTGAAGTTGATACTTGTAATTGTATTTTGATCTGCTAGAGCGCCATGATTCTGTCCCGTCACTTTCAGGATCAAAGTAAATATGCTTGTAACCGTAATCGCTCTCTTCAATAATGAACCCTATTTTTTCGCCATCTTTATCGCGATCCTCGTTTTCGTCCTTTTTCATAGCCTCAACTAATTCAGATAACTTGTATTCTGACTTGACACCAACGAGCATCCTTTCCATATTTTCTTTGATTTTTTGGACGCCCTGAATATGCAGTGCAGTTTCCAATTGAGACTTCACTTCATTCAGAACCATGAGATTGTATCCGCCAATTCCAAGTTTGCTCATATCAATTTCGAGTTGTTCTTTTACTTGGTTTTCCAACTCTTTACGGAAATCTCCATAGGAGCCAAAGTAATCTTCAACGACTTTTTTGATAGTAGTCTCCAATTGCTTTTTAATAACTCCTTCCACAAACCCATCCTTTTGGATTGTCTCCATAGCGTCACTTACCAGGTTATTTAAATTCATATTTTCATCCCCTATTTTCAAATTTGGAATTGCATGGTATACTGCCGTTGAATTCTTTTTTTAATGATCGTGTTGGTAGCACGATTAACCTAAGGACTCATTTGATACTGTTGTTGCGGTAGACTCTTCTGCAATAGTAGTTACAAAAGAGTCCTTCTTCTTTTGGATCAGGAAATCTCTGGCCGGAGAACACATCTCTATCACAGTGTTTACACAATCCAATCACTGTCCCTTCAACCTTATAACCTGATGGTTCTTTCCAGATTAGTCCTTCATATTCTGCGTTCTTATCGATTGAGCGTTCTAATTCCTCAAGATCGTTACGGAGCATCTTAATTTGTTGTTTGATGGGTTTGATGCTGCGTTCCATTGCTAATGCATCAATCGCAGTATCACATAAATCCCTAATTTGTCTTCGCAATACTCTGGTTTGCAACAAATCGTGAGAACGTATCATCATTTCTTTTTAGCAATGTTCCGAGTGATTATGGCATGCTGCAATGGCTTGTGTGACCAGATAAGTGCCAATTCATCCAGAGTCATAAATTTGTATCCCATCGGTTTCAACTCCTATCAGATCAGATGTAGTCTTCTGGACGAAACTCCTTAATGAATTCAACCGCATCATCAAAGTCGATACGCCGTACATGGCTGTATTTCGCTACCTCAAACCGATCTTTCAGTTTACTCCAGACCATCCTACGATAACGACCAACCAGGACCTTGAATTTCTCGTCAGACTCTTTGTACCTGTCCTTTGTTAACGAGTTCGACTTCTTGCGGACAAGAGACTGGAGTTGGTAGCACTCCGCATCCGTCAGCGTTACGCTGTCTCGAACCTCCTGCACCATCATCTGAACCTCTCCGACCTTTTCAGCAACGTCATCTTGCATTTGTTTCATGCCATCCCATAATCCTCGGATAGCAACTCCCTGTGCCTCTGTAAGCTGCAACTGTCTTTCAACGATTGTCAGATAGTCAGGCTGATTAGGAATCAATGTCATGTCTGTCTACCACCTTTCTTGAATTAATTGCCGGACGAAGTTGGTCTATGAAGGATTGGAGCATATCAAGACCTTCTGATAGTCGTTTCTTCTCACTCGTACTTGCGCCGGATACTGCACCTAGCATGAACGATGTAATCCCAACCTTCTGGAGAAACTGCTTCACATGGATGCTGACCTGTATGGTGTTGCTATCAGCTTCGAAGCGAAGTTTCTTCATTTGAGCGGTCGCCTGTTGTTCATCGAAGTCATCTGACTGCTGGAGCTTTATAGTCTCCAATTCTTCTTTCGTCCGCTGATAACCGGCTTTCAGTTCTTCTACCTTCAGACGCTCAGCCTCAACATCGTCCTGAAGCTTGTCCTTCCAGTATTGATCACGCTCTTTGATCTTCTTAGCAGCTTCTTGAGATTTCTGTTCGAGAAGAACTTCTGTCTCTTCATCTCGGCGTTCTACTGCCGCCGCTACTGCTTCATCCACCTGATTGGCTGGGATCGCATCCTTGTATCGCCGTTGAAGTTCTTCTTTCTCTTGTTCAGCTTGAGCTGCCCGCGTTTCTGCTTCTCGGACTGCGGCTTCAAGACGTTCTTTTGTTTCCGTAAAAGCCTTATGTGTTGAAATGATTCCTGCGTCGAGTTGCTGAATGATTTCCGGAGTGGCGTTCTCCATGATAAATTTGGCTTTATCATACGTTTTACCAGAACCAAATCCTGCTTGTTCTGCAACGATATCTCGAACTTGTCCGGTCGGCTGCTCAGGAACATTTTCCTTGCCTCCTGCCATCCGTTCTTTGGCCTTAATTCGTTCGACTTCCTCAAGGCGTTTAGCCCATTCCACACGCTCCGAGAAGGTAAATTCTTTCCGGTGCTCGTTCTCTGAAATTTCTAACCGGAGTTGGTGCTCGTAATCTTCAATTTCCATAACCCTAACCATCACTTCTTTTCGACCAAGGTGTTGGTGAGCGCGTAATCGGCGTTCTCCAGCTACTAATTGAAAATCAGGAGTTATTAATATAGGATTGATAAGTCCGTTCCGTTCAATGTCTTGCGCCAGTTCTTCAATGCCACTAAAGTCCTTTCGAATGCGGTCATTAACCTTTATTTTTTCAATAGTAATTTGCAATTTTTTAATTCTCCTTTACAGATTAATTGTTATTCTTCCTTCTGGAGAATCCAACTGTTTGATTAGAGGAGTTTTCACTTATCCAATTGAAAACTAGATCTCTCGGGTACCTCGCTCGAATTAATTTGAATTTAGGAAAAGAAGTATTTTCCACAAGTTTATTTACTGCTGACGCTTCTACTTGAAATATATCCTTCAGATCGTTTTTAGTGAGTACAAGAGGATAGTCGTACTTGACTCTCCCCTCTTCGACTCCGATTTCATATGCTTTTTTCACAAGTTCTTGGACATACTTATCTACGTCAGGAATATGAATTGTCATGTTAGTTTCCATCTCGTTCCTCCTTAGCAGTTGGTCACCTTTTCCAGATACCCAGCTCTCATCATTAAATCCTCATAATTTAGATTTAAGGCAACCGAGAATTTTTTTAATGTATCGGGTTTGGGCATCCCCCGCTTACCTGTTTCGATTCTTGAAATCTGTGCGCAACTTACTCCCGATAATTCAGATAATTCGATCAAATTCAACCCTTTTTTTTTACGTTGTTTTTTTAGATATATCCCAAACATATTAGCCATTTTTTCACCACCTTTTTCCCTCTGGGTAAAACAATATCAGTATTTTTCATTTTGGTAAAATGCTATATTTCGCCAAATTCTGCATCTGGCTCATTGATTACGCTGTTTTTCATCAGATACCTTCTGTATTCTAGATTTCCTGTTTACCCCGAGGTAAAAAGATGGTATTATAATTACCAATAAGAAAAAAGGTGGAATCGTCGTGTCTAATGAACTTGGTACATTGATTAAGAATGCCCGCGATTTAAAAGGATTCACTTTGATAGACGTCTCAAAAAAATCAGGAATAAGTATTGCTCAACTCTCAAGAATCGAGACTGGAAAACGCGGCGCTCCAAAACCAGATACTTTGAAAAAGATATCACTAGCTCTAGATATATCTTTTAATGAATTGATGATTATGGCAGGTCACATAAATGAAGATGATAATGAACCCTTGAAAAGAATCGATCATTTTAACTTGAATTCTGATCTTGACGAGAAAATAAAGCATGTAGCAGCCATGCTTACTGACGAGAAAGGATTATTTTTCTCATATCTACAAGAAGATGCAATTGAGATTTTTAAAAATATTCAAATTAATGAGGAGTCCACAGCCTTTTTTGAAATATACGAAAGAGGAGTAAATGAATTTAAGGATGATCCTTTAACTCTAAATGAAATTACTGAAGGTTCTTTTAACTTAGTTTGTAATTTCGAGGTTTTGTCAGAAATCATACTTGAAAAGTTAAGTTATGAGGAAAAAGAAATTTTGTTAAAAGAGTTAACTTCAATAGCTAAAAAACATGAACTTTACAAAGAAGATGAAAATGACATTAAAGATTTAGAAGAATTTCTTAATCAACCTGAAATTAGTTTTAACGGAAAACCAATTTCTCAAGAACTTAAACAGCGTATTTTGGGATATGCCGAAGCATTGACTGACCAAGACAAATAACTTCATAACACTAAGATTAAAATCTTCTCACTTTTAGGTTTCATAGCCGTAAGGCTATTTCCTATATGTAAAAATAGAACGTATATTCTTATAAGGAGGGTTGGCAAAAAACAATCATTTCGAGGGGAGATTGTAAAATGGCATCTTACATCAAATATAAAACAAAGAAAAAAGGAACACTCTGGATGTTCAAGATTGATACAGGAGTTGACCCTAAAACAGGGAAGAGGATAAATACAACACGCAGAGGATTCAACTCTAAAACAGAAGCTAAATTGGCTGCAGAAGAATTAGAAATCCAAATTGAAAGCGGAAATCTCGCAAATCAAAGCAAGGACATATTGATTAAGGATTTTCTTATGGATTGGCTAGAGATTTACAAAAGGAATACTGTTAGAGAGAACACTTTCAAGCAACACAAATATGGAGTGGAAAAATACTTGGTACCAAACCTAGGCTTTATTAAGGTTTCGAAGCTCACAAACGCTCAATATCAAACTTTCGTTAACGGGCTAATCACACATCTCAGCAAACGTACAGTTGAAATTATCCATACTACAATGCAGAGTGCTATGTACAAAGCATTAGATCTTGAAATCATTAAGAAAAATCCTTGTTCTAAAATAATTATCCCGGATCCGAATTTAAATAAACTGAATACTTCAGACCCAGCTAACTTTCTTACTAAACAGGAAGTGTTTGTTTTTTTGTCAGCGGCATTAAAAGATAATCCTAAGTATTACTATTTTTTCAAAACTCTTATTGAAACTGGATTAAGAAAAGGCGAAGCACTTTCGCTTCAAAGAGATGATATAGACACGGCGGAAAGGCGAATTTCAATCAATAAAACAATTGTGTACAATCAGTTTGATATAGAAAAATTATTTGCGCCTCCCAAAACCGCGGCTTCAAAAAGATCCATTATGATAACTGAAAGTTTAGCTAAAGAATTAAACGAGCAAATCCTCATACAAAAGGAGTTCGAGAAACAAATTGGAATTACCGAGGAAACAAGCTTGAAATTGGTTTTTAATCGAGGTGATGGTCGCCCTTTTGCAAAATCAACGTTACAACGAGCGCTCAAAAGGATCTGTAAAAATGCTGGAATAGATAAAGATATCACTGTTCACGGACTCAGACACACACATGCTGTTATGATGTTAGAATCCGGGGCAAGTATGAAAGAAGTCCAGGAAAGATTAGGACACGCTTCTATTGAAGTCACGTCTGATATTTACGCACATATTACAGAAGTGATAGAAGTTAGAAGCATAGATAAATACTCTTCTTACATGGACTATCCAGAAGAATAG